CGCAGATGCCGTCCAACGACACGACGCGGATGACCTTCGAACGGAATGGCGATACCCGCATGGTCATCACCCGTAAGCCCAACTGGGTATCCGCAGTCACGGTGGCCGATGCCTGGCAGTACGACCTGATCGACTATTACAACTCGGCTGTTACGCCGGGGTATGCGGAGAACGCCGGGCGCCGTACATTCCAGGCGCAGTGGACCGCATTCACGTATGATGAAGTTATCGACATCCTCGCGGTATTCTACGCGCTGCGTGGCTCGCAGGTGGCCTGCTGGGTGCCATCATGGTCCCACGACCTGACGGTGGCCGCCGATATGCCGGCACCGAATCAGTTACGGGTGGAGCGGAATGCGGTCATTGACGAAGAAATATTGCTTGACGACCCGAGTATCGCGCTGATGATTGAGACATTTAGTGGCACCATGTACTGTGCAGCGGCGGCCGGCATTACAACGTCAGTCGGGGTGTCGACAATCACACTGGACCGCGAGCTTTTCAGTGCGCTCAAGAAGACGGACATAATGCGGATCAGCCTGATGTACCGCGTACGGCAGGCCAGTGATTCGATTGAACTTACATGGCGTGCTCGCGGCATCGCCGAATTGCAGACGGCCTTTATCACAGTCCAGGAGTAAAACGTGTCATACCCTCAACTGGAAGATAGCGTTGACAGCGGGAAACCGCTGTATTTTTACGAGTTCATTTACGGGGATGCAGCGACGAATGCGTACCGTTATGTCGCCGCCCTGGACCTCACTATCTACGGAGGCCGCCCATGGACACCTTTCCCGATAAAGCACAGCGATATCGTTACATCGGGATCACTGGATAAGCAGACGCTGACGGTGACGGCACGGGAGGATATTGATATTACCGGACTGGTAGTGACCCGCGCGCCAAGCCGGGTAACGACGCTGAATATCTACCGCGGCCATGCTGGCGATGATGACCTGCGGATGATCTGGACCGGGCGCGTCCTGTCCGGCAACATGATAGAGTCGTCCGAGGTGGAACTGGCCTGCGAGTCCATAAGCACATCGCAGCTGAACATCGGTCTGCGGCGTAAGTACCAGCGCGGATGCCCGCACGCCCTTTACGGTCGCGCCTGTTCAGCGGATAAGTCGCTGCATTCGGAGACCGGTTCGTCCACGGCGGTCGCTAATTCGATGACGGTATCCGTTACGCTAACAAGCGAGGACCGAGGGCTGACCGAAGCCACCCTGGCTGGCGGCATCTTCCGCATCACGTTGAAGAACGGCCTGACCGAAATCCGGGCGATCTCGTCTGCGGTGAACAACGGCGGCCGCAACTGGACGCTGAATATCATCGCGCCGATCGCGGATATGACCGCGGGCCGTCCGGTTTCGGTATCGAAAGGTTGCCTCCACACCTTCGATGCGTGTAAAAACGTGTTTAATAACGCGGATAATTATGGCGGATGTGCCAATATCCCTATCAAAAACCCGTTCAATGCAAACCAGTTCTAGGGGGCGCCATGCCAGATTGGGTCATTTACATAATCATTTCCGTCGCGATGTCGCTGGCCAGTTACGCCCTGACTCCGCGGGCCAAAACATCCAGCGCTAACCAGTCACCGCAGACGGTCGACGTGCCGACGGTCGATGCCGGACGGTCTATCCCGGTAGTCTTCGGGACGGTGCGTGTGAAATCGCCTAACCTGTTATGGATGGGCGGGCAACGGACAACGGAGATCAAGAAATGAGTGACATCCGCGTATTACCTACGGACCTGCCGACGGCGGGTCTTTGCGTTAATGGCGCTCGCGACTGGTTCGCAAAACACGGACTGGACTTTCGGGATTTCATTAAGAACGGCACTCCGGTAGAGGTCATGCGGGCGACCGGCTGCCCACTGGCGGAACGTGCTTGCCAGGCCGCCGAGAAGCGCGTCAACGGAGATAACTGATGGGCGGGAAAAGCAAGAAAAAATCGGTCGTCGGCTATAAGTACAACATCGGCCTGCATTTCGCCATTTGCCATGGGCCGATCGCCAAACTGCAGGAGATCTGGTGGGCCGATAAGGTCGCCTGGTCCGGCAACGTGGAAAACCCGGGCGACGGGTCACAGGCGCTTGTGGCGGTGGACAATACCGGCCTGTTTGGCGGGGATACCTCGGAAGGCGGCGTGAAAGGGCTGGTGGAAATCGGCTTCGGCGGATGGGGGCAGCGCTGTATCGGCGTTGGTTCCGATGGGTCGTATTCCGCGCCGGCCATTGTCGCCTGGTTCCTCTCCAAAGGGTACAACTGGAAGCCACGGGTTACGGTGCCGGACCTCGGCCTGAATTACCGTGGGCTGGCGGTCGCGCTGATGCATGACCACTACATCGGGAACAACGCCTACCTGAAAGACGTGTCGTTCAAAGTCAGCTGCTTCTGGGCCGACTGGCACCCTGAACTTTGCTACATTGGCGATAACATGAACCCGGCGCACATCATCCGCGAAGGGCTGGTGAATACGGAATGGGGTCTGGGGTACGCGCCATCCACGATCGATGACGCCGCGTATCTTTCTGCCGCGCAGACCCTGTATAACGAGGGCTTCGGCTTGTCCTTCGTCTGGGATGACGACAAAGACCTCTACACCTTCATTGATGATGTGAAGTCGTGCATTAACGCCGTGACGTATCTCGACCCGCGTTCCGGGCTGTGGACGATTAAACTTATTCGCGCTGGTGAGCCATCGGCCCTGACCATCAATCCGGATAACGCCAGCCTGAAATCCTTTACCCGGAAAGCGCTGGGCGAAACGTACAACGAGATAAGCACGAAGTACACGAACCCGGAGAACGAAGAGTACGAGACTGTCACCGTTCAGGATCCGGCTAACATCGAGGCACAGGGCCGCGTCGTGTCCACGACAAAAGAGTATGTCGGCGTGCGGGACGCAAACCTGGCCATCCGGCTTACCGAACGTGACCTGCAGGTGGCCAGCGCGCAGCTGTGTACTGCCGAGGTGACGGTGAACCGCGAAGCGTGGGCCATCGCACCTGGGATGAACGTTACCTTCAACTGGCCAAGACACGGCATCTCGAACATGATCATGCGTGTCGAAGAGGTGAGCATTGCCGCGGTCGGGGATGACTCGATATCCCTGCGCATCGTGGAGGACGTCTTCTCGCGCTCATCGGCGACCTTCGCCGGCTCGCAGGATAACGGCTGGGTCGACCCGGCACAACCGGCGACGCTGTTCCCGTACCGCCACACCTGGGAATACCCGTTCTGGTATCTTATTCGTGCTGCTGGTCTGCCTGCAGACGTCCTGCCGACCTTCGCGGGCTTCTCGACGGAGATTGCTACCGGCGGCAACGATAACGCGCAATCGGTCCAGCTGTTCTCCTACATCACCACGGAAGCCGGTCAATCGTGGCAGCTGGTCGCCGTTGGGCCGCTGACGCCGAAATCCGCGTTGTCCGATGCGCTGGTGCCGGAAATCACCTCCCTGATGAAGCTGAATACGTCGGCCAGCTACCGCCTGGCGGACATGGAGACGAACAGCTTTGCGCTTCTCACGGATGGTACCAACGAAGAGATCATCCAGTTAACGGATTTCTCTGACGTCTCGCAGCAGGCGACCATTACCCGCGGCCTGATGGACACACAACCGCGTAACTGGCCAGCGGGTACCATCGTTTATTTCATCGGGTCCAGTTCATTCCCGTCTGACGAAACCGTGCGGTCGTTCGGCGAGACGGTGCAATACCGGCCGGTGATGCAGACCTCCATTGACCAGATGGACATTAATAACGTTCCGACGGATACCATCACCCTGCGCGGGCGGTACGAGCTGCCGTACCCGGTTGCCAATGTGAAGATAGGCGGTGCATACTGGCCAGCGTCGGTAAACGTCAATGGCCTTTACCTGGCCGTCACCTGGGCCAACCGAAACCGTCTGCTGCAGGATGCGGCCACGCAGGTACCGTGGGACGCCGGAAATATCGTTCCGGAAGACGGAACCGCGGTGACGATCGAGCTGTGGCGTAGCGGCGCAAGGGTGTACCAGCAGCAGGGCATCACCGGCACGTCGTTTAACATCCCCGTGGATGCCCTGTCGACTGGCACCTACGAGATCCGCATTTATACCATGCGCGACGGTCGCCGCAACTACACTAATTTTCAGCACACCTTTAACGTCGTCATCCCGTCTCGCGATTCGGGCTATGGCAATAGTTATGGGTTCACTTACGGAGCATAACCATGGCGCAGAAAACGGCCCCGAACCTGGGCATGAACTACGGATGGGATTTAGGCGAAAGCGGGTGGAAGCCCGGAATGGATGCCAACATGAAAAAACTGGACACCGTCGTCGGGGCGGCGGTACTGGCCATTGCGAACAGCCCGTCGGTTACAGCTGATGGCGCCCGATACATCGTCGGCACATCCCCGACGGGGGATTTCGCAGGCCAGGCAGGACGACTGGCCGCGCGTATCGAAGGGGCGTGGGTCTTTTACGCTCCGAATGCCGGCTGGTCGGTGTACAACCTGTCGAATGGGATGTCGTATCGCTACAACGGGTCTGCATGGGTGGTCCCGGTTGTCACATTACCAGCACAACCTTTTTTGGAGGTATCCGGCCCGGGTACGTGGACTTTCGATAATACGGCGTGGACCCGGATTCCACTGACCGCTATATCAGCGGACACGTCCGATGGCTGGGATGCAACAAGCAATACTGAGTATATAATCCCACAGGACGGAGTTTACCTCCTTCAAGGGGTCGTTCGCCCATCCCGTTCAGGAGTTAACGCAATCCCGGATAACACGCCGATAGCCGTTGGGATTGGCATTACTCCGCAAGATGGTGATGATGTTAGTTGGGCAGTTAGTCCTGCCGTTAGTGCTGCGCAGATTAGCCTTAGTGTAGAATTGATTCGCCGCTATTCTTTAGGCGATAGGGTTTCGTTATTTGCTAAACACTCCGCTCCTGCCGCAGTGTCGTTAAACCGGGCCCGGTTACGGATTTTGCGTTTAACGGACTAAATGGCCCATGGTATAGTGGCTCGATTATAACAGAGGGGTAAGCAAGATGTCAGATATGGACCCGTTGTACCTATCCATGAAAGCCTCTGCGGAAGATATGGCGCAGGCCGCAGTAGAGCAAAGAAGCATGATGACCGGAGACATAAACACTGATGTCACTATCCCGGGATATGGCGCTATGCCTTCTTACGCGAAGCAAGTTAAAAATCGCGTCGGCGAGATGACCCGCATTTATGTTTCAGGTACCGCAGCCCAAACCGCCATCGCGGAAGGGCGGATCCCGGAAGGATACATCGTCAAAGTAATAGACGGAGACGATAATAACCTTGTTCTTCTATTTTCGAACACTGCGGGAACGTTAACACCGGTTCTTGATGATCAAGGCGTACAGCTCTCCGAGCCAACTGCAGCTGCGTATAACGGCATTTCCAGCAGGATCGACGACCTGGAAGGGCTGATCACCGATAGTGAAGACGAAGCCATGGTCGTATTCACCGACCCGCTCGGTTTCTCTCACAGCCGTATCCGAAAAGACGGGGGCTTTGAATCACCGATGGTGCAACTGGACCTAAATGAGATGTCATCCGGGAACCTCGGAATCAAAAATGACCCCAACTTTCCGGATGACCAACTTTTGCTATCCGACCCGATCGGTTTCACTGTACCCATCGCGGGCGAAGATAGTGGCGGGGGGACCGACCCGGGTGAGGTGACGGTGGACCTTCCGCCACAAACGGCAGCATATGGCTTGCTCTCTAAGATGCGCGCGGCGCTGGAAGATGTCTGCATTATCATTAACTCGGATTCTACAGGGATTACGCAGGATACGGACCCATCCACCGGAACCGTGTTTAAAAAGTGGACCCATAAGCTCGCGGAGTTCCTGGCCGCTAATTACCCTGCATATACTGTGAACTACTACTCCTGGTCCTCAACGGCATACAATAGCCCGGAGACAATCCAGGTTGGATCGGCGGGTAAGACGCTGCATTTCTACAATGCAGCCGTCGCAGGTACCCAGCCGTTGTACCTAATGGGCCAGTATTTTGAGGCCGCCTATGCGCCGCGTCAGGCGGACCTGCTTATCCTGAACCACGGCCACAATACTGACAATAACGTCCCAGCGTCTACGCACATGGGCATGGACCTGGCGGTCATGTACACGATGCTGCAGCGTCATCCGAATGCTGGCGCCATCATCGTTTCACAGAACCCCCTGCGGGATAACGACAACGGCACTACCCGAAGTGCAGGTGCGCGTCAGGCGGCCATCGCTTCTGGCTTTAGCCTGGTGGACGTCTTCCAGCTGTTCCAGAATGCCGGGAAGCCCACTGGTTGGTATATGGACAATATCCACCCTAACGCCACGGGTGACAGCAAAATCTTTGACCTGGTCAAGAATCTTTTCGTCTGGCCGTCGGGTCCATCGGACCATAAGGCGGGCTTGACGGCGGGAATAAACCTTCTCCCCAATGCTGATTTTGCGGCATGGGTAGGGGCCGCCCCCGATGGCTGGTCTCTTACGGCTTGTACCGCCGAGAAAGACACCACGAATTTCGAATCCGGTACTTACGGCATGAAGCTGGTGAGGACCGAAACTGTCGAGGCTTACGCGTCAATCCAGCTTCCCGCGTCGTTGGTGAAACGCCTTAAAGGGCGGACGGTTATTCTTTCTGCCCGGGTGTGGGTACCAACTGCCTCTACCCGGGGGAACTGCGGGTCGGTTCAGATTGCGGAAGTGACCAATAACCGACCATACGGGACTCCGTCCGGTGGCCGCGGTGGATTCGTATGGAAGTCTACCGTTGTCACGATCCCGACTACCGTGTCCGCGCTAACGGTCCGTGCCGTTCTTGACACGGCCGGCGGTGCTGTCGGTGACACCTGTACTTTCGACCGACTTACCCTTTGCGTGGGCACCATCCCGCAGGATTTCTATTAATCGGAGGCAGTAATGGCTACTCGTATTACCAATAAGAACGCGGTCTTGTGGGATTCGCCGAAAGCGAAACTATCCGTTCCGTTTGCCGCCGCATGGGAAGGGTACTTCTCGTTTGGCGTGAACGCCGAGACATCCGTACGCAACCTTATCGAGGGGAAAGCGGCGCTCTCCGTGATAGGATCCCCGGTCTACGGCGCCAACTATGTCGAGCTTACGGGTGCACAGGTCGCCTACCTGGCAACGTCGATCAAGAATTCCGCGGATATGACAATCGTCGCTACCGTGAAACCGCTGGAGGAGAAAGGTATCGCGGTCGTCTCGGATTATCAGTCTGCGCGCGCTGATGGTTCGGGTCTCTGTATCGGTACGACCCTCGGATTCGACACCGGAACAAACACGACTGATAATAACGTGATCTCCCGTTTCAACCATGCGGTACAAGTGGCGGGCGTCTCTACTGGTGCGGCCGCAGAGACAGCGGTCGCGTCACCCATAAACCAATGGTACATGATTTCGGGGCGAGTAAAGAATAGCGACCGAACCCGACGCGTGGACAACCTAACAGCAGGCACAAGCGGCGTGAATGCCCCGGCGCTGAACCCCGCGGACCTGGGCGATTTTCTTCGGATTGGTTCAACGTACAATCGCCAGTTTCCCGGTAAGATGCAGGTCTGTGAGGTGGCGATCATCTCGGAATATCTTTCCGACGCTAATTTCTCGACCCTTATTCAGCGAATGCGCGCCAGTGCTGCCGTAAAAGGCATCACGGTGTGATAAACACACAGGACTATTCTTATGACTGATCCAGTTACCACCGGCACCGGCCTTATCGCGAGCGCGGTAAGTGTTGGCGCCCTCGGCTGGTGGGCCGGACTTGACCCCGGAGTCGCTATCGGGGCTTTCTGGGGAGCTATCTTCTTCGTCCTATCTTCCAAAGAATTAACGTTAATCGCAAAAACCGGATTCGGCGGGGTGAGTTTCTTTTTCGGAATTATCTGCGCGAACTGGGCTGCTGAATTGATAACATGGGGCGTGCATAAATTTGCGTCGGGTGCCAGTGATGCACCTACCGCAATGGGCGCCTTCATCGCGGCAGCGGTAGCTGTCCAAACCCTCATGGCCATCACGACGAAAGATTTTACCAAGGCGCTACTTGACCGGCTTCTGGCCTGGCTGAAAAGTGCGCTGGTGAAGTCTGATATCGGAGGACCGAAATAATGTCTACCTTCCCGTTTTCGGATACCATCATTACCACATTGCCGGATAGCCCGGCATCCCTTTTCATCATTCATACGTTCGCCATCTTCAATGTTTTACTCTGCCTGTCTATCGTGGTACGGCTGTTCTGCTTCCAGCGGAACGGGTCGAGACACCGTTTAGCAGGCGGGGTGATCGCCATGCTGCTGATGGTCTTTTACATGTGGACACCGTTCCAGTTCGTGCTGGGGCGCGTGGCCATTGTGGACTGGGCGACCGTCGGTATTAACTGCATCGTCTTCATCGCGATATTCAGGGCGCGGGGGAATGTGATGCAACTATTCAAGTCGTAAGGGGGCAGCATCATGTCGCTATCAGATGACGAGTACCAGAAGGCCGCGGCGAAGATCGGAATCAGCGTGCCGGCGCTGCGGGCATTCGCAGAAGTCGAGAGTAACGGTAGCGGATTTATCGATGGTAAACGGCCAAAGGTTCAGTACGAGCCGCATGTGATGTATCAGCGCCTGAAAGAGAACCTTGGGGTTAGCGTTGCTAATGGCGCGCTGCGGAAATGGCCTGACCTGGTGGCTACCAAACCGGGCAGCTATCAGTCGCTGAACAAGGAAGATCAGGACATGGACCGGGCGGCCAAAGAGATTGACCGCACAAGCGCACTGGAGGCGGCCAGCTGGGGCGCATTTCAGATCATGGGCTACCACTGGAGGACTTGCGGATACCCGGTGCTGCAGGCATTCGTTAACGCGCAATACTCGGAGGCCGGGCAGCTGGATACCCTGGTCCGCTTCCTGCGTGCATCGCCGGCCATCGTGTCTGCCATCAAAAGCAAGAACTGGTCGAAGGCGGCGCAGCTGTACAACGGCCCGGCGTATAAGAAAAACGCGTACGACGATAAACTGGCGAAGGCATATAAAAAATACGGGGGTGTGTGATGCTCACACCTACCGTTAAAACTGTAGTGATGGCGATCATGGCCGCCGCTGTTATCTTCGCTCTGGTGTGGCTGCATAACACGCTTGCCGAGCGCCATTATCAGCCGACCATCGATAGCCTGAATAAAACCCTGGGCAGCGTGAAGCAGCACAATGCCAACCTGACTTCCCAGCTGCAGGCACAGAACGCAGCCATCGCGTCTATGGCGGTACAAAGCGAGAAAGACAAGCAACGTATAGCCGATCTGGAGAAAGCCGCGCAGCGGGGCGCTGGCGAGGAATACGGCAAGGCCAATGAAGTCCTGCAGGAACGTACCACCGGTACTGACGTCTGCCTGGCGGCCAGTGATGCCTTCGACGCCGAGCTGCGGAAGGAGCGGGCAAAATGAGAAAGCTGATCGTAACCATGGCCATGCTGCTTGTCGGCTGTTCCGCCCGAACCGAAACGCCGCCGGCCGTCGTGGAAGTCAAAGTGCCGGTGCTGCAGAAGTGCGATATCCGCCAGCCTGACGCGCCGGCGTTCGCGGTGGACTCCTTACCCATCGGTGCGCCGATCGACGCCCAGATGCGCGCCCTGCGAGCGGAACGGCACCAACGGCAGGGGTATGAGATATTACTGCGAGCCGAGATAGACAAGTGCAAAAAGTAAGCCCGGTTTCCCGGGCTTTTTCGTTACTGGGATTTGCGTTTACGCCGCTGGCGCATCCGGTATTTGAACTCGTCCCATCCCCACTGGATTAAGACCAGCATTATCGCCAGCGGCCAAAAGATAACCGCGAAGAACCGACCGACTGACTCGTCCTCTGACGTTATGCCGGCCATGAGCGCCATACCCAGAATCCAGACCACCGCTAACATGATGTCATTCAGCATTCTTTACACCCCCACGCGCCGCATAACGACTTTGAAGATTTCTGCGTAATGGTAGCGTTCAGATGTGCCGTTATTCCAGTTTACCTTAATGGTTAGACCTTCAAGCTGTTCGATACTCTTGACGACATCGCCACTTCTTAAAGTGTCGCCGGGGCGAAGGTTAACCGCTTCGATAGGGGTTTCAGTTAAGGTCGCCAGGACCCGTTTTTCCATATTAGTGAAATCACGTACGGTCAAAGGCCCATCGGTATCCCACGCCTTACCTGCGCCCGGAGACATTTGTATGAAACGCCGGTGGGTTTCTTCTTCGTTACGGCGCAGGAGTTCATACATTCCCTGCAGTCCGGTACGGTCCGGGATGGTCAGCGGAATCGGCAGCCGGACTATCTGGTTTTCCTGTGCGGCCCGGCGTAACGAGTCAAAACTGTGGTATACCTGAATGCCCAGCTGGTACGCGCGGTGGACCTCCGCCTTTGTACCGCTACTCACCTCGTCCGCGTTTGGCATGGTCAGCAGCACGGCATCGCAACGCTCCAGCAGGGCCATCGTTCCGTCCAGGAAATACTGGTCGCTATTCTTTTTTACCTGACTTTCGAAGCCACGCGTGTTCAGGTGCGGTACCACCGGGAACAAGCCGAGATGGCCAAGTTCATTTACTAAGTTGACCGCGGTTACTTCCGCATTGCGGATGTTCATTGACGTCCCTACCCATGTGCCGTCGGCGCAGGTGTACGGGCGGTACGGCCCGGCAACGTAGATCAGTTTCATGCCTTAATTCCTTTGAAGTTTTTGGGGTGGCCGATGTTACTCTGAACATCGATAGTGATTTCATCCATGAGGCAGGACACGTGGACCCGCACCAGCGTTTTTGCGTTTACCATGTCCACCAGGCAAGTCGTTTGCCCGGTCACTACTGCGTTAACCCGTTCATGGCCCTTCGCCTTCGCTAACTCGCCATACGCGGCAACCGTATCGGCGACCATATTGGCCATGAAGTCCCACTGGGCCTCGTTTATCTTCCGCTGGATATCGTGGGGGATGACAGATTCATGCACTTTGAACATCGTCGAATTCCTCGCATAACGGGATGAAGTGACTATGCCCGCCACCGGACCCCGGGAACATTTGGTATAACGCCTTGTCCTTCAACGTCAGTTTGTCTTTCGACAGGCAGCGACGATAGTAATCTGCGGCGCCGTCCGAGTAAGTTCGATCCATCCCTTCTTCCGGGTCGTGAGGGCAGAAGTGAACCGCTAAGACCTCTCTCCAGTCCGGGCGGTCTATGCGCGAGATTATCATGTGCTGATTAGATACGCGGCAATACCCCGATAAGAGATAGTGTTTAGCGTTTGCACGTTGGTCTTTTGACATGTGCGGTATCTTCCTGTTTAGCCAATTACGGCTATGCACGCTGCCCGGATACCGGATGAAAATAGACACCGGGTCGCGGAGCACAACGCCGTACTTCGCGCGGCCATACCCGCATACCAACTGGTAAGCATCGCAATGGCGGAGCAACATGGCATCGGTTATCCGGGCGTTTTCCGGGTCTTTCTTTTTCCACCAGTTATACACGTCGATCAGGCGACGAATACCTTCCGGTCCGAACCACACACGGGCGCACGGGTGTTTAGAGAACTCAAAATACTGCGGGTCCAGGTCTTTTTCGGCGAACCAGATCTGCCCGTTTACCGTGAAATGCGGCTTTATATGCCGGTCTTTTGCGCGCATCTTATTTCCTCCCCATGGGGCGATGTGAGCCAATTCCTTTCCGGTGGCCGATGTGGATCTTGCCACACAGTTTGCAGTGGTAGGCATCCATCGGCCCGCTGTACCCGTACGTCCGCTGGACATGCCTGATGCCTGCCATAGCGGACGGGATGTCCGGATAACGCTGCTTCCCTTCGCATGACTTCCGGCGCAGTCTGCGCTTACTGGCCATCGTTACAGGCTCCAGTTAGGCAGGACGCCCATGGCTGCCAGGATGGCGGCGATGACGAACAGCGCAGACAGCAGGCAGCAGATAAATCCGGTGCGGCGGTTCGTCTTGTCGCCCTCCAGCGGCAACGACTCGATGTACTCTTCCGCCTTCTTACGGCCCGCCTCCCAGCGCCAGTATGCCCGGCATTTCGCCCCGGTACCGTTAGTTGGGTCGCTGTACGGGTTGCTTTTTTCCGTAGCGCCCTGCAGGCCCGCCAGCACACCGTCCGCTTCTTCCAGCGTACGGGCATGGATACATTCCTGCGCGCCGGGTACCGGTACTTCGTAACCTTTCTCGCTTTCTTTGATCATGGGTTAACCCTCGTAGTTCATGTTAAAAGTGATGCGTATTACTGACTTAATGCCCAGGTGATCGGTAATCGCCCGGTAATTCGGTGGCTCGCTCATCATGGCGAATTCTTTTACCGCCATATACCCGGGGCTTAACTGCCGCCCCCTGGCGCTCATCCCGGTTTCATAGGCGGAAATGAACTCTTTCGCGCTGACGATCTTACGGTCCAGCACAAATCCCCATTCCATAAGCAACGGGTAACGCGGTGGTGCAGTTTTGGCCGTTGGCTTATCCGCTAATCTATGGCCGCTGCGATAAATGCCATATGGGATATGGAATACCCGACAAATTCCGCGATAGCGCCCCAGTTCTTCCAGTCCGTAGAAGGTGCTGCAGCTGATATCGTATTCGCGTTCGCCGTCCATTAATGCGGCAACCGCGGCTTTCAGTTCGTAGTAATACTGGAACCACTGGTGGTGGCGGTTAACCACGTTCGAAACGATCTGCTGGTCAATCCGGTGAACAATCTGGCTCATAATGAAAAACTCCCGTCGTTGCCTTCGGGAGTAATATTAGTTGCACACGAATCGTATGTCAAACGTTTTTTAAGTTATTCAGGTTCAGGTTTTAGCCGAGGGAATCTTTCCAGCCAGCCATGATCGATAATCACCATATACGCCTGGCGGTAGGCATCCCGTATGGCAGTGTGTTGCGCTAACGGGCAGCGCGCTTCCGCCTGTGCGTCAGCGAGTTCCCACAAGCCGACTTCTCCCGGTCGCAGGCGTTTCCATCGGTTCATTAGCGTGCGGGTATCGTTTTCATCCCGAAAGTCCCACGGACCTTTTCCCTCTCCGCCAAACAGCCCGTTTTCCAGTTGGATGATATCCACGCGTGGTGCATGCCCCCAAACCTGCGGGTGGAATTCTTCCCATGCTTGATAGAGGCCCATGTAACCCAGTTCATCCTGACCCGGGGAATACATGTATTCTTTAAGCGCCTGGTGTACCCAGCTCATGAAGGTGATACGCGCGTCATCGATCGAAACAGGTTCAGCATCCTCCTTCGCGAAAAACGCTTCCATTGCGGCTTCCGGGTTTTGCATCGCCTGACTGACCCACCACTTAACCGTTTCAGGGTCAATATCGCCAGGGCGGCGTCTACTGGCACCCTTGGCTAACGTAACGCTGAACTCGCGGAACCAGCCTTCGTCCGCGTGGAACATGACGCACGCGAATGACAGAAGATAGCCGTCGGTCTTGCATGACAGGTTTTCCACGTCGAATACGAGGTGGATCTTGCCGATATGTTCGGGTTTTGCTTTCATAATTAAAAATCCTCGTCTAAGCCATTCGGGTCAGGTGCCATCACAGCGTATTTATCTGTGACCGGCCCTGCAAATTTCACGCATTGCGCCCTGGTAATCCTCCGCTGCCTTATCATATGCGATTGCCCTGATGACCCAACCTTCCGCTACATACCGACCCATACGCTCGATGGTCCTGGGGTCAAACATTTCTTCCGTCGTACACAGGTACAAAACCCTCTGCGATTTACGCAGCGAAATAGGGCATGGCCATTCACTGCAACACTGATCATCCCGGATAACGTTCATCCCAAAATAGTCGGCAATACGGTACCTGTTACATGTCTTGCCGCAGCCCTTTGGGCCGTGGACAATGATGATATCGGGTTTAACTTTCATGGGTGTTCCCCTTCTTTGGTCCATTCCCCACTGCCGTCGGCGCGGGTCACTTTAATAATTTCGTCTTTTTCCACATGCATCACCGGCAGCGGTGGAAACGCTACGGTACCGTCGGTGTGGCATACCCGCACTTCCACCCGCCATGGCTTCCAGAAAATCGGAATGCCATCGCAATGCCCGAGGACGATGCCGGAGTATTCCCGGCCATTGTATTTATCCCGGAAGCGGACCATATCCCCATAGAGCGGGTAATCCGGGTCCGGCGGCATTGCGGCGTATTTCGCGGCAATCGCCATGCATGTTTCACGCATTGACATGCTTGTCCTCCACTTCGACGATCAAATCGCCGCAACCGACAAAATGGTTAAGGCCCATGCGCGGTGGTTCACTTACGGACTTCCAGTAATATACCGTTCGTCCATTTGCCGCGCGGTGCGTTCTCGCTAAGTCGACTATCTCGACGATGCGGTTCTTCATGATGACCCGCATTCCCGGCTTGAGGTCAGACATCAGGACTTTCATTACAATGCTCCGTCTAACTCGTCAGGGTCATTGTCCACGTTAAACGTTGTGTCATGCCCGAATACAACGCCTTTACTGGGTACGCCGCGTCGTTCACGTCGCACGGACCACCAGAAGTTAATCTTGCCGTCGTCACCGATTTGAGTGCCTATTAGCCCTTCTACCACCGCAATGTAATCACGGTCGAAGCGGATAACCATGCCGGGCTGGAGGTCCGAAATTTTCACCCGAACCACTGAACGGGATGTCGAACTGGGTTTCGCGTCCGGCTTGCCATACATCTCTTCGAACAGGATCATCGCTGCGGCGTACACCAGCGTCCCGCGAAGTTCATTGATCCGGGCCTGTTTAGTCGGCAGCGACCGCGCTTCAACGGTTTTCTTGATAACCTGCTGCGCCAGGCCGGCGTCGCTGTCCAGCATATGCGCCATGGTCAGGATCGGCTGTTCTACAAACGGCAGGTCGTTAGCGTGACGCTCACGGCCTTTACCGTACGCCGCCTGTTCCAGCGCGCCGAGGAAGGTGCGCAGCAGCGGCAGATAGTCATCCCGATCTTTCTTGCTGCGGAAGATAAACAGCGGCGAAGGGATACCGGAGTCATCGGCTTCCATCGACAATTCGTATTGCTGCCGTTTTTTAGACGCCGTAACGCCGTACGGCGCGGCCATAGCGGGCGACGTACCGACTTTACGACCATCCCACGCGAAGCCCGCCGGTTGAGTATTCGCCTTAATCATCTTTGCAACGTTCTCCAGTACATCCGGGTCAGTACATCCGGTAATGCTGACTTCCGTTACGGCGGACTGGCAGCGCTTAACTAGGAAATGGACGGTGGAGATAATCGTATCTGCCGGGGCATCCAGGTCGAGTTTTAGTTCTTTCGCGATCGCCTCAATCGTTTTTTCATGTTCGAATGCCTGCGCATTCACCGCGCCTGCCATGGCCAGCATTTCGTCCCAGCTGCGGCCTGTGACGCCCAGCGCGTTCGCCAGCTGGTCACGCATTTGCGAATCAATGCTGACCTGTTCGTCAATGGACGGGTTACGCAGCGAAAGGAGTTTATGTCCGTTGAGATGCGCGAACATGATGTAGTTCATCGCGTCGATCAGCTTGCCTTTTGCTATTGAATCGCGAATGCAGGTGCGGCATTCATGCTCGGTCAATTCTCGCCATGGTTCAGCTGCCGCCCAGCCTTTGCGCTTATCCGCGCCGTAGTAAAGACGACCAAGCATCTCATCGAAGACGCCTTTAACCGAGGTCAGGAACGCTTCATTCAATAAATTGCTATGGAAGGGCGGCCAGCGGAGTTCGGTTCTCGGGTGAACGATTCTGTTTTTGGCCGGCATTTCTTTATTCTCTGACATGGTATATCTCCAGGTTGTTTTGTTGTTCGATTAGAATACTAGCTGCACACGTTTTGTGTGTCAAACGTTTTCCAGAAAATCTACAGTTCCCACCATAAAGTTTCGGATGAACTGGGCACCGACTTGAGGGACGATTGCGTTTCCGTATCCGCGCAGTCGCACCACTCGGGCGGGTACCCCATTAGCCAGCGGGAATGTGCCGGATTCAACGGGCCTGAACTTCCCATCCCGGCATAGCAGCCAGTCAGCATTTGACCATGCGCCGTGATCCTGATCGGGAAGTCCGGAACAGGCGTACACTTCTCCATGCCCTTCCGGTAGCTCCCCGATAGCTGCCCCCTCGATGCCGGTGAGTCCGGTACCGTCAGCGGTGTCGGGTAGCTGGCAAGACGAACCGCGCCGCCCAGGGTCGTCGACCGATCCGGATGGCCCGCTGCGCCCGCCTCCCCGCGAACCTGGTTGTTGTCTATCGTCGTCACCGTTGGCCAGCCCGCCATCCCCGCAATGTCCTGCAGGCGGATGTGCTTCTTCGTCCCGTCCTCCCGGAACCATCCCGCCCGCGCGTAGTCCGGACATGGGCTGCGATCGTTGCAGGTGTTCGGCGTTGGATATGTTGCCAGCTGCGCCGCCACGTCCAGCCGGTCGACGGATAGTTTGCCATTCCTTATCCGCCCACCCGCGTAGCCGCCTTTCCAGTCCGTCGCTGACGAGGTCGGCCAGGTCGATAGCGCCAAAGAAAAGGCGATCTCTTTTGTGCGGGGCGCCGACGCTGCACGCTGGCAATACTGCCGATGCGCAGGTGTAGCCTTCGTCTTCCAGCTCAACGAATAGAGCATCGAGCCACAGTTCTTTAATTGCTGCGCTAACCTGTTCGCCAAAAATAGCTGGAGGTCGCAGCTCTGCGATGAGGTCGAGAAAGGCCGGAGCCAGGTGACGGGAGTCGTCCCGCCCGCCTCGTTTTCCAGCCACACTAAAAGGCTGGCACGGCGGACTTCCCGTACACACTGGCGCATACGCCGGCCATCCGGCGAGTTTAAGGGCCAGCGGCCAGCCTCCGATCCCGGCGAAGAAATGGTGTTGGGCGAAGCCTTTGAGGTCTTCCGGGGCGACTTCGGTGATTGATCGTTCATCGACGATTCCTTCTTGAAGATGGCCACGTTTTATTAATTCACGCAACCATGCTGCGGTTTTAGCGTCCCACTCGTTGTAATAGTGGAACGGTTTAGAGCCGTTTATGTATGCCATTCTGCGCCTTCTTCTCTTCGCGTCTTTTGACCGCACAATCGGCATGGATCGTAGTCCACGTTCCGGACGCAGACCTTTCAAGATACCCGGCGCCGGCCGGCACTGGCTTTTTGCAGTAGCAACACATAGCCACGTATTTATTTCTGGCCATCTTTGACCCTCGCGAAACAGGCATACGGACCATCGAATTCCGTCGGCGCCGTATACAGGAGGAACCAGCCGGACCCGTTAAGCGACGTCGGGCGCGGCATCCAGGTACGCAGCACAGAGGCGCGCATCTCGTCCGTATTCGCGTTGTCGTACGCCACTCGCAGCGGTACTTCCAGCGCTCGCGGATAGCCTTCCCCCATGTAGAAGCCGTTCAGCTCCAGGTTGTATACGTCCAGCAGCGCGTCGAGATTGGACCCATCGTAGTTATTACTGGCGTGGAAGAAGACGGGATGGTAGTACCAGGCGTCCGGGTCATACCCGTCCGCCAGGCTTACCTGCTCGCCAATTACGCCATCGTTATACACGTTTGGCTTTGGCATTCTTTCCTTCCTCTTCGCCGACTGACCAGACGACCTCGGTGAAAGGGTCTGGGTTGATCGTCTTCCCGACTTTGTTCTGGTCCAGATACCAGTCATCGCCGCACCATAGTTTGACGCCGTGGTCATCCCGGCGGACTTCCACGTCGAACGTTTTCACTTCGGTGATCTTGCCGTTACGGGTTACTGTTTTGGTTAATTTCATGGTTTTGACCTCACGTTTATGAACACGAACTTCTTTCATCTCACACCTCGTCCCACTGGGCGATCCACTTCTCGCGGACGTCCTGCATCATCGTGGTCCATGGAAGCCCGATATCCATGAGCGCTTCCCGGGAGATGTACTCCGGGGCATGTTTTTCTTCGTCTTCCGGGTCGAAGATGACTATCGCGGCGCCGAAGCCCGCGGACGTTGCGCCAGCGGCGCCCTTCTTCGCTTTGAACCATACCGGCGGTTCGAAACCGATGCGCCCTTTGATGAATATGGTGCGCGTGGCGATGGTATCGGGCCACCATGTTTCAGCGGTTGCCGCTTTGATCACCCAGACCGTACCCGCGCCTTTCTTCCGTTCCTCTTCCGCCTTGGCCATGATATTGACCATGCCGGTCAGCGGCACTTCCGCCGCACGGTTACGGCTGTACGGTGGGTTAGCGAAACCCCATACCCGCTGGACGTGATCGGCGACGTCGTACACTTCCGCCTCGGCCTCCAGTTCCGCCTGTATCCTTTTCAGCCGGCCCGCCCAGTCCTGGCGCAGCGCGTTGTCCTCGGCGGTGTAGTAGCGCGGGCATTTGGCGTTCTGGCCATCGGTGAACAGGTCGAGCACCAGCGGGCCGAACAGCTTGTCCAGCGCGAAGAACAGCCAGTCCGGTGTCCGCCACTGGTCGCCTATCTCTTTCAGGTCATGCGCTTCCCGGGCTTTCAGCGCGATGAGGTTGTCAACGTATTCAGAACTCAACTTGATGCCTCCATGTGATGATTTCGTTCTCCTGGGTGGTAGCGGTTACGAGGATGAAGCCGCTGTCCGCGTCCATCCGTTTAGTTTCGACAAAACCCGGGAGCGCTTTGAAAAACCCATCCACGTCCAGGTGGTTGAAAGCACCAATGGAGACGCTGCATTCCATGTTTTTATCGCCGCCGGCCATGTGGCCTACGGAACGAAGACTGGTGCCGGTATGTTCCCGGAACCAGCGGTCAACGGACCGCAGGAATACCCCGTAATGCTCGGTAAGGGTATCGCACATAACTACGACGTTGGTAACTCTGCTCATTTCCGTTTTTCCTTCTGTCGCGACACGAACTGGACTGGGGTGATGACCTCACCGAAATTCGGGTAACGGCTGCGCACCAGCTCCAGGGTCAGCGGGTTTATCTCCGCACGCGGCGTCTTCACGTCGTACGCGCGGTCCGGGATATCGATGCGGCGCATGTATGTCGGTCGCATCCCAACGCGTACGGCGTAGTTATACGCTTCTTTCGGGCCATTCGCCCAGACCACAAAGCCGACTCCGCGGCGCTGCAGGTAATACGCCTGCGCCGTATTTGAATCATCGCGTGGAAGGTTTTGTGGTATCGCGGGAAAACGGGCGCTACTTCCTTTCACGGTTCCGGTATACCAAACGGTCGTCGCATGGCGTTCTTCCGAACACTCCGGCGGGTACGGGTCATTAATATCCCACGTCTTCCCGCACCAGGAACAGAACATCTGGTCCGATTGCTGGATAGCGTTTTTGTGGCCGTTAGTTTCCATCGGTGTCCTCCATCATCCACGCCGGCCATACCCCTTCACGTATCATCTGACGCTGGGATTTCCAGTCCCGCTGGGCCATCTCTTTCACCCGGGTCCGGATGACAGCGTCGGGCATGAGTGCCGTCATTACTTTTGTCAGGAAAACTTTGTTGTACGGGTCTTCCACGCGGCGGTTTAACGCCTGCGCGCAGGACTGGATCGCCGCCTTGTCATTGCCGTGTTCTTTCATGCACAGCATGAGCGTTACGATCATGTCGATAGCCTCGGCGATATCCCGGCACTCTTTCTTCTCCGGCCCATGCACTTCGATAGCAATGCTGGTCGCCGGGAAAAGCAGGTGGTCTTTGTACGGGCGCAGCCAGTCCGCTTTTGCCCGGTCTTCTGCGCTGGCGGTCATACTTCGATGTCCTCTTCCCGGATCAGCTGCAGGGCGTTGCCGTTCACCGCCCACGGTTGCCACACGTCAACTACCAGCGCCGCACGGAATGACCGGTTGAAGCAGTTCTCGATCATGGCCCAGTTATCATCCGGACGGTCTGACGCGATGCCATTGCGTTCCCAGTGCCACTGGCGAGGCGCCTGGGCCAGCTCGCGGAGAGGCGGGCGTGGGTGTGAGTAGGGATTGCACAGGCCGGAGCGCAGCAGGCCGCGCTGGAGCCATGAGCGCTGCCACCAGAGGTCACAGCGGGTCGACCCGACGGCGTATTCCTCTTCCAGCATGACGCACATGATCAGCGCGCATACAGTATCGCGTGGCGCCGGCGCACCGATGAGGTCGAAATCCTCCAGCATCTTCGCCAGGCGGTCGGCGGACCCTTCGTCCTGCCCGTTGCCGTCGGTGCGGTCATGCAGAATTACATCGAGGATGATGGCCGGAAAAACGACCTGTTTGCCGTTGCGGGTGAAGCGGGGGTCCGGCTCGTTGAAGAGGGCGTGATACAGCTGCCCGAACCATTCTGACAGGTCCGGAACGAAGTCGGCGATATCCGGCCAGCTGCGTTCCTCTGTGTTGTGGATGCGTACCGCCGTCTCTTCCTCGATCGGGTCGTATTCGACGCGGACGATGCAGCGCGGGCCGTGTGGGAGGGGGAAAATGTAGATGGTCTGTTTGCCGATTCGATTCTGGTCAAAGCGGCCAAACGACATTAAGTGCTTCTTCATGGGATGTTCCTTTTTGTGGACTCCTGAGAAATGTAGCTGAACACGATTCGTGTGTCAAACGCTTTCTGCAGGCAAAAAAGAAGCCCGGGCAAAGCGCGCCGGGCTTTAATGCAGTGGAACACCGAGCATGAAGATTCATCCCATGTCCCGATCACTATACGTCAGGATTGCGATAAATCAAATCCCAGTAGGTGAAAGTTTCCAGGTCGACTTCCGTCCAGTACGGGTCGTCCAGGTACGACAGGCAGGTGCCGGCATCCTCTGCGCAGACCTGCCCGGCGGCCGCGTTATGCAGCAGCCGGACTTCCCGGAAATAGATGAACCACTCGCGGCATGGCGTATAGGACTCGGGCTGACGGGTCTTGATGATCTGGCCCGTCTTTTTGTCCTGCCAGTACGCCGTCCGTTTCTTCGCCAGGTAGCCCATATCAGCCCACCCTCATGACGCGGGATCCCATGCGGCCGTAAATCGGGTCGCGCAGCACCCAGCGGATCGCCAGCTTATACCCCAGCTGGTACCCGAGGCGCCGCACGTAGCCCAGGTCCGCAGGCCGCTTGCCGCTCACGAAGAAGGACTCGCCGACAGCCATAGCGCCAAGCAGGCGTTTATGCTCGGCGATGTGGGGATTCGGTTTAGCGTGTTTACGGCCTGCCATGTCACACCTCGTCGTCGTCTTCCAGCTGCGCGTCGACCTCAACCGTGATGTCCATCTTATCGCGAAAGACGTCAATGACGTCCTGCAGCGACAGCACCGTCTGGAACAGGTTGGCCATGTAGGTCAGGAACGTGCCGCTGTCATTGTTGTAGCGTTCCAGGGTGGCTTCATAGTTGGCGTCAACGTCCGCCTCGCCGATGTGGATCCCGGAGATGATCGCCTTGTCGGTCAGGCGGAAGAACACGTTGCCCACGCCCGGGCGCATCTCGCCTTCGTCGATCCGCATGTTCAGCGCCCGAACCGTGTAATGCCGCGCCAGGTAGTCGAGGACCACTTCGTCCTTGTGGATGTCAATGTCCTTGAACTTCACGTCGTCGCCGTCATCGTGCTTGATGTGGATGAAGTCGTCGCCGGTGACACCATCGATGTTGCCGCGTACGACCTTCTCCATTGACTGACGCAGCACGAAGTCATTGATCAGCAGGGGTTCCACGGGCCAGGTGCCGAATGCGGCACGCAGCAGGGAGTTGATCTCTTCGGAGGTCTTGGCGCTGGTGGTGAACACATAGACGTACGGGACGGCGATGATCACGTTGTAGCGGGTCGGGCGGATAGGCGCGGTTTTCAGCATTTCGGCTTCGACATCGTCTTTCAGCTGCGCCCAGTCTTTCCGGGTCGGCTCCCAGCCTTCGATCTCTTTCTCGCGCCAGGTGTCCATACGCTTCGTCACTTCGTTGCGCACGCTGACGCCGGGCAGCACGCGTTCACGCTTTTCGGCCTGCAGCACGATCGCGTTAGTGCCGGGGATACCCATGGCGAACTTGCCGCCCACATAGTCCGCGTACGGCGCAAAGCCAATCGTCTTATAGCCGATCGGGTCTTTCACTTCGTGCTTCGCCAGCAGATCGCTCACGCGGCCGGCGGCGAATTCATGGACCGACATTTCATCCATGTTCGGCGTGTTCAGCAGCGTGCGGTGGAAGCTCTTTACCGACTTCTCGCCAGCGTTTGCGGCGCCAAAGAGCGCGCCGAGATGCAGAATAATGACTTTCTCAAAGCCTTTAACTTTCATTGGGGGTATCTCCGTTTGCAAACAGATTCAGGAATGGCGCACGCACAAGGGCGGCGGTTAGATGGGCCAGCAGCACACGGTTCGTCTCCCGGGCGCTACGCAGGTCTGCCGCCATTTCGGCATACTCTTTATCGACCTTGACAAAGGCGCCTTCGTCAGCGTCAGGGTCGACCATCGTGTTGCCGAGGACTTCGGTATACACCCGGGTCGCTTCATCCTCGATGTCGGCGATAATGTTGTTCAGGATGGCGATCTTACTGCGCACCTGGTCGAGACGGTCAGCGCGGGTCTTCGCGTACGCCTGCAGTAATTCGGTATTCATCCGCGTGCTCTCTTTTCGTTACGGCGGCGCTGGCGGTCTTCCTTGCGCTTCTCCACCTGTGCATTCCAGCGGTCGCGTTCCTCTGCCGCCTGACGCTCTTTACGCCATTCTTCTGCCCGGATGTTATTCCATTCCAGTGACTGCGTGATTTTAAAGTCAAGAATTTTAGTGGCTTCGATAACCTCTGCTTCCGTCATCTCAGCAGAAGAATGCTTGCCGATATGCTTCGTCAGAATATTGATAACGGCAGAAATGCCGAGCGCGTCGATCGCCTCTCGCGCCTTCAGCGCGTATTCCATCCGATAGTTAACAGGCATCACGGTTCCCTCGCATGGCATCGCGCAGGTCTTTCGGCGGGTAGATTTTATTGACGCCATCACCTTCACGCAGGAAGCGGATTAGCATGGCCAGGGTCTGCACGATCTCTTCTTCGACGTGGACCCAGGTATCACGGCCCTCCGCGTAATGCACTGCGCCCTTGATCACCTCGCCTGCCTCTTCCGAGAATTTCAGCATGGTGTAATTCGGCTGCGGGTATTTTTCGATAGCCTTTGCCGCCTCCTGGCGAGCCAGGTCTACAAGGATATCGAAATAGTCGGCTTTATTTGACATGGGATTTCCTTCTTAGTGTTTTTCGCCGGCGATGTCAGCCAGTACGGCTGCGACTTCCGGCGTGGGCATGTGGGTGTTGGCCCAGTACAGCAGCCCGATGATGTAGTGGATCATCTGGCTAACCTGTTCGGACCCCTGGGCCTTTCCACCCTTCGCTCGCGCATGATCGCCAAAGCTGAACAGCACATTGCCGGTACCGCGGTTGCCTACGATGGCCGAACCTGTATGGGTGGCATAAATTGCGACGGCGTATTTGTCTTCCAGTGAGCGGAACGCCGGGCCAGCGTCGAGTCGTTTGCGCGGCGCCGCAACGCGGTTCACCGCCAGCGCGGCATTACTCGGTGTCGGGTTTTCCATTGAGCGGTTCTCCGTTCAGGGTGTAGATGACGACGCCCGGCACGCTGACGTCGATCGACAGCGATGGCACAAAGCCGGACATAACGTTCTGCGGGGTGATGGTGGCGCGTTTCAGGCCGTTCTCGTACATGATGTTCGCGATGCCTGCCATGACGGACTTCTCCATGAGGTTCAGGGTCGTCTCTTCGCGCATCTCCAGCAGCAGTTCCAGTTCGGCGGCGCGGTCAGGGATATCGAACGCCCGCTGCAGCGCAGCAATCAGCGCAATGGCATCATCACGGGTAAGCCGGCTGATAGCGTCAATATCGCCATTCGGGTTTTCAACCCTGATGGACCCGCGCTGCTCATCGTAGCCGTACTGACGAGCAATCGTGGCTTCACGGCCGTCGCTAAGGTCCAGTTCTTCGAATGCTTCTGACGTGGTCATGTGGTGTCTCCGGGTGAAAAGGGTGGTACGGCAAAAAAGAGGTGCCGCGTCCTACAGAATTAAACTTCGTCGTCTTCCGGGGTGCCGGCGCCGTCATCAACGCGCTTGATCGCCACCTGGATAAACGCACGGCCCGACGGGTACATGACCAGCGCCGTTTCCAGTGAGAACTGACTATTGCAGGCCCGTTTGGCGTTACGCAGGGAAGACGACACGCCGTTACGCATTTTGTAGCGCAGCGCCGTGGCTTCGGTCTGCAGGTCTACCAGCGCCTTGCTGCTGTCCAGCTCCTGCGCATAAACGTAGACCTCGCCCGGCTTGAGGCCGATCAGGTTGCCAGTGATACTGTTAGCCCGGATACCTGACGGCAGTTCCACGTCCGTCTCCATGGTCATCATGGCCGGCGTCAGGTCATCCAGGATAATCGCGTCGTTCATCGGTATTCTCCGTCGTTAAATTTGCGTATCGGTCACGCTGAAATGTAGTTGCATACGTTCCGTGTGTCAATCGTTTTCACTGAACGACAACCTGCCGCGATCGCCAAGTAAGAAATTTCAGCCTGCTAGATCGGCCAAGTAAGACCCGAACATGTATGGCTCCGGCCATGGTTTTTGCGGGATGGCCCCGTGGCGCCGCAGGGATTTTACATCGAGGATCGCCAGGCATGGCCACCGGCCCGGGCCATGGCGCCGACCCGGCTGGCGCGGCCCGCCGCCGGGTTTCAGCCCGCTGGATCGGCCAAGTAAGCGCGCACCGCTAAAAATTTTCAGCCCGCTAGATCGCCCAAGTAAGGAAGTCCAAAATTTTTATAGAAAATCCGGATTTCGGCGTCCCCATGGATCCCGAAAAAGGTGCGATTTTTGTAAGTCATTGATTTTATTGGTTTCGCTGGAATGGCGCCGATGGGAGGGAAGGCCCGCGAGCCAGGCGTGGCGCGGGTTGCAGGGGTGTTGATCCCGGTTGGATGACGGCGGGGCGGCGCGCCCTGGGGTGACGTGGAAAGCAAAAATGAAATAAATCCGGTTATGGGGTTGCACTCGTTCCGTGTGCATATTACATTTATCTCACCCGGCGGGGATACGCAGACAACGAAACAACATAAACGAGGTACAAAATGAAAAATCTTAAACGTCTGGCACTGTCCTGGTCTGTCTCCCGCGGTCGTGACACTTACGGCTACAACATTTGCCGCCTGGATGACACGTCAACCGGGGACCGCTTTAAATGTATGGGCGGCGGGTACGATATGTTGGGCACCGTATTTGCCCAGTGGATCGAGGCTAACTATCAGCCTGAATTATTGGCGCTGAAAGATCGCGCCAGCTACGTTTTCCCGCTGGAAGGTGCGCCGCGCCCTGCTAACCATGATAATTGTTTTTACGGCATGAGTTACCACGAAAAAGGCGAGCGCGTTTCACTTGATGGTGCGTGCGGCCTTGATTGCATGATCCGCATTGCTGAGGCTATCGGGCTGGAGGTTGAGCGCGATTATATCGCAAAAGGGCGCCGCCGGGGTGAAACGGTGGGCTGGTATGTAAGCGAGGTCGAATGATGATGACCATAATTTTTATTGGCTATTTCATCATAGGCGTTTATATCGGGGCGGACGTCCGCCGCGTTTTAAAACGTTGCCGAATTGAACGCCGTCCGTGTTTTGGTCGTATGACTATTTATTTGCGTGAACGTAAAACCGGACGTTTGATCGGTTGTTCCAATAATATTTTCACTTTAATTTTGCAAGGTGCCTGATCATGAAAATTGAAACGCATAAATATGCGCCGAAACGGTTTGCCGTTGTCCTTTCTGACAGCTATGACGCTTCGATTACCAGTGTCCGCCGCGTAATGGCGGACGATGAAGAGGCCGCGGTATTGGCCGCCAAAAAAGAATGGTACGCCGACCAAACGGGTGATCTGGACGTTGAAGACCTCAAGAAATACCCCTTTTATCCGGGAGATTATAACGTTATAGCGGTGATCGAAACGGTCACGGACGAAAACGAATAGCGGGAGTACAGGCCATGAGAATTAAAATTGAATCGCATAAATATGCGCCGGAATTAAATCGCGTTTATTTAACGGGCAAAAATTCATCCCGCGCGGCTGTACTCCGCGCCCCGTCGGTTACGTCTGTAAACGAGGCCCGCGCGGCGTTATTCCCTAAAGCGCTTCCATTCCGCCGGGTCGTAACAGTGGAGGCGTATTATAACGATCCTCGTTTCGCTGGCCTGAATCGCCGCTATTCCGGGACCGTGGATTCATACGAACATCTTAAAAACGTGATCGCTAACATTAAAGCCCGTAACACTGGGGGGCCGCTGTTAGATGGGTCGATTTTACCGCCTGTAAATGTTCGCGTTATCTCAATAAAAACCGTGGGGGCCTAATTATGAAACTCAAAATAGAATCGCATGAATATGCGGCGCTCGCTACTGGCAATCTTGTATCTGATGAGGTTAGCCGCCGCGCTGATGCCTGGAATGACCGGATCGCGGTGATGCCCGGCGATCAGGTGAAAGCCCTTTTTGACCAGGCAGGACGGAGGGTCCCGGCTACGGGTAACACCCTGTCAGATATGCGGGAAGCGCTGAGACAGGAACACCCCGACGACCTCGATAATTACGCAAAAGCGCTCACGGCAAACGATGGGCAGGCGGACCGCCGGGGAGTCGTATCGGCGGGCGCTTGCTGGGCTGTCGTTGAATGCCGCCCGGCTATGGGCGTAGTCGCCGCCCTCATGTTTCGCGGCGAGCAAGTAGGGCGAGTGTCCTGGTCTACCGGGCGCGGCGGTCTCTTTTGTGTGGAAATAGCAGGCGCTAAACCTCAAGAATTCAACAGCAAGGCGGAGGCCCTCCGGGCCGCCTCCGATGCGCTGGCAGCCAGGGCAGACGTTTACAAGAAAGGCGAGACCGCGCCGACTGTTATTACCGCCCCCGGCGACTATGTCACGCGCAACGGCACGCGGGTGACTATTGACAGCATTGATAACGGATCCGTTCCGTATACGTTCCCATGCAAGGGTAGCGCCTGGAAGATGTTTCGCGGGGTGATGCGGCCGCGTGGATATAACGTCTGGATGAGGTCCGGGCACCTGAACGCCGTGGGCGATCATCCGCTGGATATCGTCGGGCCGTGGGAGTGATGAATATGGAATTTAAAGTGATTGAGAAGAATAACGCGCTTGCAGTGCATTGCATCACCTGGTCGCGTGAACGCGCGCAAGAATGGGTCGAGCGATACGGCGACAGCGGGATCTTCGCTGATAAAACGTTGCGCCGTGATTCTTTCTGTATCGTTGAATGTAAGGGGGCGTCGAAATCATGAATAACGACGCAAAAAAGGCCGTCGTAAAGTTCTCCGCGTGTGGCCTGATCGCTGGCTTTACCGTGATCGCCATAATCGCGGGTGACGGTGGCGGCCTGTTCCGCCCGATACTTTACACGGTGGCGGGCGGAGTCTGCTGTGGGCTTATCTGGCCCTCACAGGACCAGGGCGACGCCCTGTTAGACTGGATCAAAGAAGGGCGGCGATAAGCCGCCTTTTTTATTGGCGCTCATACCCGAACCGCGAAAATGAAATAAATCGGGTTTAAGGGGTTGCACTCATTACGTGTGCATATTACATTTATCTCACCCGGCGGGGATACGCAAACAACAACAAACGAGGTACACAAAATGTCACATGACGAAATTACCGCAAAAATTAACGCCGTCGCCGATAACCGCCGCCCGTCACACGTACACCGCGCTGACTACGCAACGGACGCCGAATACAGCGCCGCAAAGGTGGCGTTTTATGCGCATATCCTCCGATCCCTGTGGTCTGTACGCGGTAACAGCGTTTACCGCCGCCAGGTGAAGAAAACTGTTAAATCACTGCGTGACTGGAAAGCAGTCGCACGCAAGGACGCCGCCGGGGTGAAAGCGGTATCCGGTAAAGCGCTTATGGTGAAGCCCGTCAAAATCACTACGGCGGGCGGGATGACCCTAATCGCCTCTCAGGCCGATATAAAGATCTACCCGGCTTTAATGCGCCTTAATGCGTTGTGGGATATGCGCCACGGCCTGACCCGCGATACCCACTATAACCATTCGCTGCCTTTCCACTGCATCGCGGGGATTGAATATGCGGGCTAACGATATTCGCCGGGCGCAAGCTCGCTACGCGGCGGAGAAGTGGATCGGGCATATCACGGCAAAAGGCTTTAAAGCGGCGGGCGATCTTCGCTTTACGCGGGTGGATGCCGATCTATCGTGGGATGACAAGGCCCGCGCCTGGACGGTCACTATCTGGACCACTGAGGGGCGGGACCGTCTCAAAGTGCTAACTATTCGCAAAAATCCGGTTTTACCGGCGCTACTTAAATCTTTTTTCTAGGGGGTATGTATGTTCGCTTTCCGTGATGTCGTGGAAATCATTTTTCCGGCGGTGATGTTCGCCGCAATGGTTATCGTCATTTCCTGTGAATACCGTCGTAAACTCCGCGCAAGCGGTCGTAAATTCAAAAAGTAAAAGGGGTTTTATCATGGCTTCCGTATGGTTTTTAGTTGTAACCCTGTGCACGGTTAACCCGGGCGCGCTGGCGTCCGATTGTGATGACTACGTGATCGACGGCGATTTGTCGTATAGCGATTGCATCAAGTCCGTTGCACAGTTCCCGGAGAAGGCGGCATTGTTCGCGATCAGCTGTAAGCGCGGGGAACCGCTGGACGGTGTAGGGGGTGAGATGTGAGTAACTTTAAAACGGACGTGAAAGGGTCAGTAGTCCTGCTGTACAAGGACGATAACCTACAAAAGCCGGTCGCTACGGTGAATAGCGCGGATGACGTGGAAGATATGCGCGGGCAAATCAGAGAGGCGGTAATGGCGGCCTATCATATCGGCGTTATGGAAGGTTACAGGGACGCCAAAAGTGAACCGCTTAGGGATGACCCGAGGGTGATCAGGGCACTACAACGCGCCAAGAAAGCCGGGCGGGAACAGCACGCCGCGCAGTTCCGCGCGCTACTGAATGAAGGTCTTAACAAGGGTAAGAAAAATGAAAAAACGTCTGACAATTCTGATCTGTAATGATATGCGCGACCCGTCCGATCCGATTGTGGTAACGGTGAGCGGGGCGACGCCGGACGATATCCGCAACAATGCAATGATCGCGCATGCTGAGGCGGAGATGGCCGACTTTGACGGCGACCCTATGACGGCGGCGGATCTGTGGGCGGTATCGCAGGCTTACATCTTCGCGGCTATCCCCGGGACCGTGGATTTTTACTATGTCGGCATGCCATCGGACACGGTCGACAATTACGATCACGTGATGGGTGAGTGTCTGGAAGAATCGCCCCTATGCACCATGAATGATTAACCGCCCGCCGTATTCCCTCCCCAAAAGGCCCGCCGTTGAGCGGGCTTTTTTACGTCTGCGATAAACCCGAACCAAAGGATCGCGGACCATCGTTAAGGCCGCTGGCGTGGCCAGTGGATGAAAAGAAGTTGCACCCGACCAGTTGCAAAGACTCCCCCCTTTACGCCGTCCTACACAGCGTTTTAAAGCCCGTTTATTTGCACATGTTATAGGTGCACCCCGGCATAGTGGCGGGGGTGTTATAGCGTGCTGTGGTCTTGCTGTATTGCACACGGGGCGGGTGTTATAGGCGCTGTCCGGGTGTGACCGTATCAATGCACATGATGCAGGTTCAATGAGGCCGCTGATCGTAGTGATCGGGGGTGTTTTTGTGTCGGGGTGGCTATGTGACCGTGTGACCGGGTGGAGGTATGCCGATTATGCCGCCGCTATGGGGGTCAGGCGCGGCTATCGTGGGGGTATGCTGTAGGGGTGTACCATGATCGAGGCTGCGCCCGTCTCCGTGGCGCTGGAGAAGGAATCCGGATCGAATTCAAAAAGGTACTTCCGAGGGGGTCCGGTGTGCCGGGGGTGCGCAGAGCCGCGGTGGAAGAAAATGCGGCGAAATCCCCATAGCCCCACTTCGGAAATTCATGATTTACAGGCGTTTTTTCGAGTTTTGCCCGTAGGGCAGACGTGATTTTGCGTTCCAGGGGTGGTGCCCTAAAGGCCGTTTTAGCCCCGCAACCGATTGATTGCATTACATTTTGGGGCGGTGCTCTGGTGCAGCCGGACCAGTGCTGATGCAGCTGTCAGGTAACGAGCATCTTCGTTACCGCCTTTGTTACCCACTTTGTTTCCTCGCTATCTTACTGTTTCTTCTACTGTTATTCTCTTAAAGTAACAAAGGTAACAAATAAAAGGGATAATATACAGTAAGTCGAATAAAATTCACAAAGAACGAGTGTGTATTTATTTATAATAACGGCGCCGAGTAAAGGTCGGTTTGTTATGTTACTTTTTTTGGTGATTTTCCTTTGTATAACATGGTATTGCCGTCAGGTTGGATTGTTACCTTGACCAAGACCTACAACAAAAACGCCGGAAATGTACATAAAAGTCAACATTTTTAGGGTTGAAAAGTGTTGTACATCGTGCCAAAATTTGACCAAGAATCACAACACCGAGGTTATCATGAGACATCCAGTGGTTTTAGCCGTCAGAAATGAGATAATTTCCGCGCTAAAAAATTTGAAATTTACGGCCGCCGATAGCCAGCCCAAGACCAGACGCAAACGCGACCTGGATAGGATTAAACGGGGGGTGGACATGGACCGCTATGGCCTTGAATCAGTCATAAGACTTGCGGTATCGGAAGGTCTGCTATTTCAAATAAAAGTTTCAATGCGGAATGGCTTCAACGCCCGCACAGTAGCATCGAGCCGCGTTATGCCACAATACCACCTGGACCAGGAAGAGGTAGAAGCGTACATACGGGCGCTTAGATATCGCATTTTCATGGAAATCGTCATTTCCGCGAAGGCACACGGCATGAGCTTGCGGGCTGTGGAAGCTAAAACGTTCCTCCCACAAGGGACGCTATCCCGTAAAAGTGTTGCAAAGGTGGATACTACGCTCCCCGCCCTTCAACTTTTTTACCCTAGCGTAACACTGACCGTAAACCACCTGAACGCCCGGTACCCATTCAGCATCACAAAATGAAAAAGGGGCTTTCGCCCCCTTTTTATTTCGACCGTTTCAAACCTCATCGTCTTCATCATCGAACGCGGTTTTGTGTTTCCCGATTTTCGATTCAACAAGTTCATTGTGGGCGTTTAGCGTTTTCCGCGCCCATTCAGTGTTTAGCTTTCCGTCTTCACCTTTTGCCGCTCTCACGTTTCTTCTGGTGAAGCACCGGCCGGTAACGCCATCGATTTTTAGCAGTCCACCCGGCTCAAAACCGAGGTCCAGGAGGAGGTTTTTTAGTCGGTTCGTCTTCGGCATTTCGACGTCCGGCATCTCCATAAAAGCGTCCTTTAAAGCGGGCGAGAAAATAATGTCTTTGCACACGCCCAGTGTCTCGTTCTCCCTGATCATGGTGGCTAACATCTCGCCGACGCCGTCGCTGGAAGCCTCCATCATTACCTGGAAAGCACGGGTGTCCTGCGGGGCATGGCCCTTATGGTTGAAGTCCGGGGAGATCTCCCATTCGAGGAACCATTTCTTAATGGCAGGACCGTGATTTTCGATAGCCCTATAGACGTTAGAGAAGAACTTCTCGCGTTCCTTTGCCGACCCGTAAACGCGGTCCATATCGAGATGGTTTTCTGCCTGCGTGGAGACGACCAGGTAGCGGCGCTGGTTCTCGTCCAGCGGCAGCGCGTTGATGTGGTTGGTGAACATTAATTTCGAGCTGGTATTCACCACGTCACGCGGCTTGACGCCTTTCCCTTCCACCTGGAAGCGGTCGTTCGAGATAAATTCCTTCTGCTTATCGACGGCGCTGTACCGATCGCCTTTGTCATACACCTCTTCCACGATTTTCAGGATGTGGCCTTCCGCCCAGTCGGTGAAACGGCCATTCATCACGGAGTTAGAGACGTACCCGATGTTCTGCGCCCCCAGCATTTCGCGCATAAGCACCCCGATCGTGGATTTACCCGAACCGTGCGCCCCGCGGATGAGCAGCGAATAGTTGATGCGCTTTGTCGGGTGCTGGACGATGTGCGCCAGCCAGTCCATGACGTACGTCCGCTCTTTCGTGTCAGGAAACAGCACGATAAAGAGGTCTTTGACGATAGAAATGGCTTTTTTGTCCAGTTTTGACAGTTTTTCCGCTGCTTTTGGGATGCTTTCAGGCGAAAACGTGTTCAAACGTAGCAATCCGGAGTCGTCATAGAAGAATTCCGGCCCCAAAAGACCTTCTTTTTGCGTCCATTTCGTCTCCTGCATGCCGCCATGCATCTCCGGATAGTACATAACGTCGTGAATAATCGGGATTTTTACGACGTCCGTGGCGAACTTATTCGGTGATAAACCGCCTTCCACGTCGCCGATATCACGCCCATGGGACGAATCGAAGGCGCCTTTTGACAGTAAAACCCCGGTTTTCCGGCTGACAAAGGCGTCCTGGGCCTGTGCAAAAACGTATTCTTTCAGCCAGTTAGGTGTATCCGCACGGGAAAAGTCGAAACTGAGGTACTCTTTAACGGCTTTGTTGGTCAGCGCGCTTTCGTTCAGGCGTTTGTAGGCTTTCTTGGCCGCGTCAATAGTCGGCTGGCGCTCAATGCCGAAAACCCGCAGCTTACGGAAGTCGTCTGCCCAGGCTTTCCAGTCCGCCATGGTGGTGACTTCGTTGAATGCCTCGGTGAACTCGGAAACCTGTTCCCGGGCTTCCTTCTCTTCGATTTCGTGGACCGTTTTGATGATGGTGCCGATTGTCACCAGCGTCTGGGCATCATGGGTGAAGCCTTTTTCCCACTTGTACTCGAATTCCGACTCGTCATAGTTATCCGCCTGCATGGACCAGTCGCGGGCGATCTCTTTCGCTTCATCCTGATCGCGGCATGACACCTGCAGCGCTGCCATTACCCGGATCCAGTTTTCATAGTTCTCCGGGTCAGGGTATTTCATGACGATATCGCGCAGCTCGTCGTAGGTGCCGTCCCACTTGGTGACGGTGGCCATTGCCGCCCAGTCGTCATCGTCCGCTTCGCCTTCCGCCGCCCGTCCGTTAATGGCCCGTGCGACTTTCATCCATCCCTGTTTTTCGGCATAGGCGTCGAACGCATCGGCGATATCGCGGGCGATCTCCAGCGTGATTTCAGGCAGGTCCATGGCGGCCGCGCAGTTCACAGGGGTATCATCGGTGATCCATGTGTATTCCTTGCGCGTATCCGGGTGTATACCGAAGGCGACGAACTGCTGGCCATCACCGAGGATTTCGACGGCATGGCGCTGGCCGAAGTCATCTTCCCAGGTGGCGGACTTGACCTTTTTGAACGGCTCGTCGGTATGGCAAAGCACCAGTTTTTTAGGTTGACGGCCAACACGAACCGGGCCGGCGCCGATTTTCTTTTCGACAATGGCCATCATGTGCTTAACCCCGTCTTTGTCGTAGACGTCAATGTCTACCGCCGGGGTGTGCTTGGTCAGGATGCCGATGCCGGATGACGCGTATTTCTTCGCGAAACCGTTAATCTGGCCACGGGTGTTCTCGATTTTCTGCCAGTCTTCGAACGCAGGCCGTTTTCCTGCTTTTGGCCTGGGCGAGTCAGGCGGAATGATGGGAACGACGGTGAAGCCGTTTTCCCACAGCGCTATTCCGTATTCGTTCCAGTAGTTCATTCAAGAATTTCCCCTGTATCCGGGTCGATTTTTATCCAGTCCGGGTTAGTGAACCAATGTGGTCGGATGCCAGAAGTTTTAGCGGCCTCACAAATTTTGACGGCCATCTGCCCGGAAACGGTGTTGCGGATATTCCAGATCATAGTGTCGTAATTTACGCCAGCCGCCTTCGCCAGTTTGGTAAGGTTGCCGTCCGGGTCTACCTCCAGGGCAGCGATACCAGCGAGGTAACGCGGTCTCAGGGAGTGGTCTTTAATAGCCCACGGTGGAAATTTCATAGATGGTCCTCGCGTGTGTGTGCGTGTAAGTAAAACGGATATTAGTCTCGCGCTGCTACAAAGTAAAGGGGGCGATTCCCGGCGACCCTGAGCCATTCCACAATGATCCCCGAAAAAACCAATATGCACCGAAAATATTTTTGCGAAAGTGTTGACACGCGATGCAGCAATGGCCATACTCCAAACCGTCAACACGACAAACCCAAATTAACCGAACGAGGATTTAACTATGTCAGGTATTTTTGAACAGCTGCTGGCCGAACAACAAAAAACCAACTCCCTGCTGGAACAGCTGCTGGCTAATGGCGGCGCTTCTTCCGCTGCAGCAGGTGAAGACGCTGGCGCCGGTAAGACCACCGCCAAAGGTAAAACCACCGCCAAAGGCAAATCCACTGCTGCGGCAGACAAGCCGAAACACACCAAAGACGAAGTAGTCGCTGCGGTTGTAGCGGTGAAAGACCGCTTTGGCGCCCCGGAAGCCAAAAAGATCACCGCGAAATTCGGCCTGGCCAAAATCGCCGAAGCGAAAGAAGAACACTTCGACGCGATCTTTGACCTGTGTGAAGCCAAACTGGCCGAACCGGAAGAGGACGAAGGCAACTCCGAAGAAGACGACGTTTAATCTTCGATCGTGTAACTCGGCCCCTGCGGGGGCCGTTTTAGCAGAGAGGTTATTGTGAATAAGTTTGGAACGGCGATAGCGATGACAATTAAAGGCGAGGAGGAAGTCCCTATGTGGGCAGAGTTCCGCTTTGAAATCGGCGACCGTAACCCCTTATTCAGAGTAACTTCCCCCGCGCGTGGCCAGAACGGCCGGCGGATTAATGGGGAATTCCGTTTCGTCGTCACCCACGTTGGATCCGGATACCGTTTCACCGATTTCCGTTTCGACCTGTTAGCGAAATCCCGCTATAACCTGAAACGGAACAACTATGGAAGGGCCGGCGCAATGGCGGTTAAAAAGACAATCGATGAAGTAGGCGTTGAACGAATTTTACGTGCCATAAAAGGCTACCCGGATGAGTAAGTCTTTCCTGGTTCGTGTTATGCAGGAGTTTGCCGGCGGCGGACATTCTATTTTCGCGCCGTCTGCCTCTGCGATGTGGACGGCCTGCGGCGGAAGTCTGCTGGCCAACCTTTTCGAAGAGGACGAGTGCAGCTATGAAGCGGCGGAAGGAACCGTCGCCCATGGCATCGCCGAGCAGTGGCTGAAAACGGACATCCGACCGACGCATCTTATCGGAACTACGCAGGTCGTCGAGGAAAAAGGCGTTCGGCATGAGATTGTCGTCACCCGCTCCATGATCGACTATGTTCAGGATTATGTTGACTGGTGTCGGTTCGAAGAAGGCATGATGCTGACGGAAATCCGGGTCTGGTTCACAGACCTGATGCCGCCGGCCAACGCTGACGAGCTGGAGGAAGACCCGGATGCCGAAGTAGTGCCGTTTCTCCCGCAGGGCGGTACCGCGGATAACATCATCATTCGCGATCGAGTGCTGATTGTTACCGACCTGAAATACGGAACCGGCGTCCAGGTTTTCGCGGAAGGCAACCCCCAGGCGTTGCTCTATGCATACGGGGCGTACCGCGCATTCAGCGATGAGTACGAGTTTGACCGGGTCATCATCCGGATCGCACAACCGAGGCTTGAGCATTTCGACGTTTGGGAAGTGACGGTCGACGAATTGCTTGACTTCGCCGAGTTCATCCGCGAGCGTGCAGCGGCCGCCTGGTCACTCAAAGCCAAACGCAAGGCGACGCTGAAAGGGTGCCGGTGGTGCCGGGCCGCGCATAATTGCGCAGCTGTGGCGTACATGATGGAATGCGCCGTCGGTGCCGACCTCGAATTCCTGGACACTGAATTCGGAGACTATGAGATGTCGCAGTTACGCGCCGCCCTGGCGGACGAATACAAAATGCGGAAGGCGAAGTTCGGCGATCTGTCCGTTGCCGAGATGGCCAAGATACTGCCTTACCGCAAAGTGATTGAAAACTGGTTCGCCCGCCTGGACCTGGAGCTGGAGCGGGCCGCGAAAGACGGTAAGCCGGTTCCCGGGCATAAGCTGGTGGAATCACGCTCTAACCGTGCACATACCAATGTCGAAAAGGCCAGGGAGCTGTATGATTTCCTTGGCCTTGACGAAAAAGACTATATGAAAACGGAATTGCGCTCGCCGGCGCAGATGGAAGAAGTCCTTCGGGATAAACTTGGACTGTCACGCGCCGGCGCGCCAATGGTCATCGAAAGCGTCGTATGGAAGCCGGAAGGTAAGCCGACCCTGGTACCGCTGACTGATAAGCGGCCACCACTGGATCAGAAATATTCCGGCGCCTATGACGACGAAGATGACGACGATGAAGTGTAAATCGGTAAGATGGTAAACCCGTAAATTCGTAACCCGGAGTAGAGAAATGGCTGAAAAATTAGTTCCTGCGAAGAAAGTTAAAAACGGCGTTCTGTATAAGAGCGGTCACATCAAAGTTTCCAACGTACGCGCTTCATATCCGCACCTGGGCGCCCCATACGGCGGAGACGGCGAAGGCGAGCCGAAATACGGTATCGTCGGGCTTTTGCCGAAGAAAACGCACAAAGAGATTTACCAGCTGCTGAAAGAGCAGATCGAAGTCGCCAAAAAGAACCACAAAGCTGGTCCGCTCAAAGTGGCGCCGGCCATGTTGTTCCTGAAAGACGGCGATGTTGATTTCCCGGACAAACCGGAATGCGCTGGCATGTGGGTTCTCTCTGCGCGCGAAAGCAAAAAGCCCGAAGTCTTTAACATCGAGCGCGAGGAATTAACGACTAAGGCTGAGATTGAAGAAGAGATTTACGGCGGTTGCTGGGTGTCCATGGTTATCCGACCCTGGACCCAGGATAACAAATACGGCAAACGCGTAAACGCTAACCTGATCTCCGTTTTGAAGCGTAAAGATGACGAACCGTTCGGCGAAGGTCGTGTTGATACCTCCGACGCGTGGGATGACGACGAAGACTGGGAAGACGACGACGCCGGCGATGAAGACGACGACGTTTAACCCCCAGCCCGTCGGGCATTGAAACCGGAAGCCCGCCTAGTGCGGGCTTTCTCATAAGAGGACACCATGGCCGATATTATTAACCTTGACTACGAAAGCCGGGCGCGCGTCGATTTGACGAAGCAAGGCCTGGACCGTTATTCACGCTGCCCGGATGCTAAAATCCTGATGGCAGCATATTCTGTTAACAACGGCAAGGTACAGCATGCCGACCTATCCCGTGGCGCGAAGATGCCGGCAGAGCTGAAAGAAGCGCTGCTTGACCCCCACGTGGAGAAGTGGGCTTTCAACGCGCAATTCGAAAGGGTGATGACCCGCCGAGTTCTTGGCCTGAAAACCCCGTATAAATCCTGGCGATGCACGATGGTTCTGGCCTACATGCTGGGCTTTGCTGGCGATCTTCTGCAGGTAGGTAAGCAGATTGGGCTGAAAGAAGACCAGCTGAAAGACCCGGATGGCAAGCGGTTGATACGGATGTTCTGCATGCCTCAACGCGTCACCAAAAATAACCCTTTTGAGTGGCGTAACGAGCTAACGGATCCCGAAGAGTGGTGGGGGTTCTGTCGGTATAACGTTCGCGACGTCGAAACTGAAATGCTGATTAAAAATCGGCTCATCAAGTACCCCATACTGCCGCAGGAGTGGGACTTATACGCGCTTGACCAGCTTATCAATGACCGCGGCGTAATGATCGATACTGAATTCGCGCAGGCCGCACTGGACCTGGCGGACATGCGCAAACCGCAAATCATCGAAGAGATGAAAGACCTGACCGGCCTTCAAAACCCTAATTCCGTCTCACAATTGCTCCCGTGGTTACGCGAACGCGGCTATCCGTTTGACGACCTTAGAAAAGACACGGTCGAGAAGGTTATCAGGGAGCAGGAAGAGAACGGCATTGATAGCGAAGCCATTCCCATTCTTAGCCTCCGGCTTAATAGCGCAAAAAACTCGGTTGCCAAATACCGGACGATGAAAAATGCGGCGGGCCACGATGGTAGATTCCGCTACTCTCTGCAGTTCGCCGGTGCCAGCCGGACGAACCGCTGGGCGGGACGAAAGATCCAGACGCAAAACCTGCCACGTACTCCAAAATTCCTGGAAGCCGTTGAAGACCTCACTATCGCGAACCGGTTCATCGCGAACAGGGAACTGGATAACCTGGCGCTGTTCGCCGGGGAACCGATGGATGCCCTTGTCGGCTGCATCCGGTCTGCGTTTATCCCCTCTCCCGGTCACAAGTTTATCGTTGCCGACCTTGCTTCGATCGAATCGGTCGTGATCGGGTGGCTGACAGACTGCAAATGGTTCATGGATACGCTGGCTATAAAACATGACCTGTATCGATCGTTTGCGGCCCACTGGCTCGGATTGCCATACGAGGAGACAATCCCTCATCGTACTAAAGCGAAACCCGCCACACTCGGTGCAGGTTATCGCCTTGGTGGCGGCCACCTTGGCGACGATGGGAAGAAAACCGGGCTGTGGGGATACGCGGAGAACATGGGCGTTCACATGACCCAGAAAGAAGCCGCGGATTCGGTGAAAGCGTTTCGTGAACTTTGCCCGGAAATCGTGGAGGCATGGAAACAGCTGGAAAACTGTGTCTTCCAGGTTATCCGTACGCATCGCCCGGTGAAGTGGAAGTGTCTGACCATCGAATACACAAAGCCATTCCTGACTATTAAGCTACCGTCAGGCCGCAAGATGTACTACTTCCGCCCGCGCATCGTAGAACGCCAGATGACGGTTCAGAGCGGTAAACGTAAAGGCGAGAAGTACACCACACTGAACTTCCAGTACGAAGGAAAAATCGAAAAAGCTAATGGTTCGTCCTGGGGCAAGGTGTTCAGCCACGGTGGGAAACTTGTGGAAAACATCGTCCAGGCCCTGGCGCGTGACGTCCTCGCCGAAGGGATGAAGAAGGCACACCGGATGGGCTTTAAGATCGTCATGCATATCCACGATGAGATCGTCACCGAAGTCCCGGAAGATAGCCCGTTAACCCTTGCTGACCTGATCAGCTGCATGGCGGCTGAACTGCCATGGGCGCCCGGATTACCGCTTGGCGCCGCCGGATGGTCCGGATACTTTTATAGGAAGGACTAATCCCCATGAAAAACAACGACTTATCAGGTAAAACGTTCAACCGACTTACGGTTATTTGCCTATCCGACATCCCGTCATCCCGGCTTAACCCGAGAAAATGGGTCTGTAAATGCGAATGTGGTCAAAAAACACTAGCTGGTACCCGTGAGCTGAAAGCTGGCCGAAAGAAAAGCTGCGGGTGTTTGCGACGTGAATCTTCCCGAGATCGTATGCGGACCATGAAAACGAAACACGGTGGGTGCGGGGAAAAGCTATATGACGTTTGGCGTTCCATGAAGGCGCGATGTCACCGTGAAACCGACCCGGATTACTGTTACTACGGTGCAAGAGGGATAACCGTTTGTGACCGCTGGCGGGAAAGCTATTCGGCCTTTAAGGACGACGTGGGCAGCACATGGAAACCCGGGCTTACGATTGACCGAATAGACAATGACGGGAATTACGAACCGGGGAACGTTAAATGGTCCACCATGACGGAACAGGCGTTAAACCGAAGGCCAAGATGGTCGGTGTTCCCTACACGGAGAAACCGCTAATGCCAGAATGGACAACCCCTGTCGTCAGGGAATCGAAGGTCGAATGCCGCTGCTGCGAGTATGCGCAGGGCCGCGGCTGGTGGGTGTCGAAGTTCACGGCACCCGGGAAAAAGGCCGTTCCGGATCGCGTTTTTATCCGGAACGGCGTTGTGCTTTTTGTGGAATTCAAGCGCCCTGGCGAAGAACCAACGCTGCAGCAGCGCAACCGCCATCGGCAGATGAAAGCCAAAGGGGCTAACGTGACATGGGTGGACAATTTTGAAGACTTTAAGAACTACCTTATCGCCTTTGAGTAAGGCAATCGCGTATTGCCAGCGCAACGTGATTCACCAGCGGTCGGACATGCACGGCTATCAGGACGACGGCGTCGACTTCATCAAAGACACGCCGTTCTGTGGCCTGTTCGTCGACCTTGGACTGGGCAAGACCGTGATGGCCGCCACTGCCGCACTGGACCGTATCGTCGACGGGAAAGTTAACAAAGTGCTGATCGTCGGGCCAAAGCGCGTTGCGAAAGTGGGCTGGCCAAGCGAATTCGAGGAATGGGGGCACCTCTGTTTCTGGAAGATATCGGTCATCGATGGCGATGCAGCACAACGCGAGCGCGCCGCACGCGAGGACTGCCATTTCTACACGGTGAGCGTGGATAACCTCGCGTGGCTGTGTACACTGTTCAAAAAGAAATGGCCATACGACATGGTTATCCTGGACGAGTCCAGCATGTTCAAGTCGCATACCTCGCAACGGTTCAAGCTGCTACGCCGCTGCCGGCCGTACATAAACTACCTGGTGGAGCTGACTGCCACCCCTGCCGCCGAAGGGTACATGGGCATTTTCGCGCAGACGTACCTGCTGGACGAAGGCGAGCGCTTTGGCACCACGATCACCGGGTATCAGGAAAACTATTTCATCCAAAACAAGTACAATTTCAAGTTCAAGTTACGCAATGGTGCCGAGGAAGAAATCATCCGCAAAATCTCCGACATCGTCATGGTGATGAAGGCGGAAGATTATCTTGACGTCGAAAAGCCAACGCTGGTACCGCTACCGGTAGAACTAGACCCGCATTCCGCGGACCTGTACCGCCAGATGGAAGAAGAATCCCTTGTCGAAATCATGCCCGACGAATTCGACGAATATCTGGATGACCCGGTGACGATTGAAGCCGAGCAGGCGGCGGCCCTGCAGGACAAGTTGCTGCAGCTGGCGTCCGGATTTATCTACGACACCAAAATCGTCGGGATCACCAGTGACGACAAAGTGGTGAAGCAGAAAGATGCTTATCGAATTCACGACCTGAAATTCGATGCGCTGGAAGAGTTACTTGACAGCACCCTGGAGGGGGAAAACGTCTTCCTGGCCTATCACTTTAAGCCGACCCTGGCCCGCCTGCAGGAGCGGTTCGGGAAAAGGGGTCTGGTCGTCATGGATGATGACGGCAAGGCGATTAAGAAGTGGAATGCCGGAAAGATAAAGCTACTGGCGGCGCACCCACAGTCCGCCGGCCATGGACTTAACCTGCAGCACGGTGGTCACATCATCGTATACGTCGATAACCCGTGGTCGCTTGAACGGTTTCTGCAATTCAATGGCCGCCTGGCGCGTCAGGGCCAGAAGCACCCGGTAACGGTTTACCAGATGAAAGCGATGATCCGCCATCCGAAAACCAAGGAGCTGATCGACACTGTCGACGGCACCGTCATCGAAGCGCTAAATACTAAGGGTGATGTGCAAGATGCTTTTTTTGATTTGCTAAACCGCATCAAAGGCCGCATAACTAAGCGCATGAAGGCTAAGAAAACGGAGCTATGGGATGACGAAGACGACTAAGACCGCCCCGCTGGCGACCCGCAATCGGCGATCGAATGCGCCGGACGCTGATACCGAGGCGATGATTTTTCAGGGGTGCAACATAACGCAACTGGCGAAGCTGTTCCGCATGGAGCGCCGGGACATCACACCGAAGATCATGGATATCCCACCCGTCGGGGAGCGCGGCGGGTACCCAATTTACGCGGTCCACGAAGTCGCGCCGTACCTGGTGAAACCACTGTACGACGTCGAGACGTATTTGCGCCGCATGAACTTCAAAGACCTGCCCAAAGAGCTGTCGAAGGAGTTCTGGAACGGCCAGCGCGCGAAGCAGGAGTATGACCTGCGCGCAGGGAACCTGTGGCCAACGGAAGACGTGGTCAGCGTATTCGGCGAAGCAATCAAAACGCTGCGAATGAGTCTGCTGCTGATCCCCGACACATTATCGCGGCAGGTAGGGCTTACCGAAGCGCAGCGCAACGTGGTGCAGTCATCGGTGGATTCAATACTGGATGACCTCGCGAATACCCTGGAAAGACGGTTCGCGGAGGAAGAAGACGATGAAGTTTAAATCGTTAAACCACATCATCCGGTCGGTCGCCAGCCAGCTGCGGCCGCCAATGCGCATGACGGTCGCCGAGGCGGCCGCCAAATACCGTTACGTGAACCAGCCCGGCGCATATGTCGGGCCTTGGCTCAACATGACCACACCATACATGGTCGAGCCGATGAACACGCTGAACAGCCGCCACTACAACAAAATGGCGTTTGTCGGCCCGGCGCAGAGCGGGAAAACGGATGCGCTGATCCTCAACGGCATTACCTATTCGGTGAAAGTGGATCCCATGGATATCATGGTGTTCTGCCCGACTTCTACCGCCGCACGCGACTTCTCCATGCGACGCGTGGACCGACTCCACCGGCACAGTCCGGAAGTGGGCGCCATGCTGATGAAGAACCGTGATGCCGATAACAAATTCGACAAACACTACACCACCGGGATCATCCTGACGCTTAGTTACCCATCGGTTACGGAACTGGCGGGGAGGCCAGTGGGCCGTATTATCATCACCGACTATGACCGTATAGACGATGACATCGGCGGTGATGGTAACGCCTTTGACCTCGCGTCAAAACGTACAACGACCTTCGGGTCGTTTGCCATGTGCGCGGCAGAATCGTCGCCGTCCCGCCCGGTAAAAGACCCAAACTGGATCAAGAAAACGCCGCATGAAGCGCCGCCGTGCGACGGCATCGTCGGACTTTACAACCGCGGCGACCGCCGGCGCTGGAAATGGCCATGCCCCCATTGCGACCAGTATTTCGAAGGAACGTTCCAGCTGATGAAGTGGGACACCAAGTCCGCAGATGGGCGAACGCTCACGAACCTGGAAAAAGCAGAAACGGCCCGAATGGTCTGCCCATGCTGCGGCTGCGAAATCGCGCCGGAAGAGAAGTACGAGATGAATTTGTGGGGCATGTGGGTACCGGAAGGATGTACGGTAAACGAGAAAGGGCAACTGGTCGGCGAGCCGCTTCGGGCGACATTCGCGTCCTTCTGGCTACGCGGAACGGCGGCGGCGTTTATCTCATGGCAGACGCTGGTGCTGAACTACCTCGATGCGTCCGACGACTATGAGCGCACGATGTCGGAAGAGTCACTGAAAAAATTCTGGAACAACGACATGGGCGAACCCTATGTGCCGAAGTCGATCGAGTCGGTTCGTGTTCCGGAAATGTTGAAAGCGCGGGCCGAGCCGTGGGCGGAAAAAACAGTACCACCCGCCGTGCGTTTCCTGGCGGCGACGGTGGACGTCCAGAAACACCGCTTTGAAGTGGCCGTATTCGGCGTGGCGCCGGGGTACCCGTTCGATATTTACCTGATTGACCGGTTCAACATCATCAAATCCGAACGTCTCGATATAGACGGCGAGCGGGAGAAGTTAAGCCCGGCGGCGTACCTGGAGGACTGGGATTTGATCGAGAAGCAGGTCATGATGAAGACCTATCCGCTGGCCGATGACCCTAGTCGCGTGATGCAGGTCAAGATGACAGCCTGTGACTCCGGCGGTGCAGCAGGCGTAACGGCCAATGCGTACGAGTATTATCGTAAGCTGCGCCGCGAGGGGAAAAACGGGCGATTCATTCTGGTCAAAGGCGACCCGATGCCGAAAAGCCCGCGTACCCATATCGCGACGCCGGATTCTAACCGGAAGGACAAAAACGCGATCGCGCGCGGCGACGTCCCGGTGCTGATGATAAACTCGAATATGGTGAAAGACATGCTTAACGGCCGACTGGATGTAACGGTTCCCGGAAAAGGCATGTATCATTTCCCTACGTGGCTTCCGGACTACGCGTATGGCGAGATGTGCGCCGAGCATCGCGACGAAAAAGGCTGGCAATGCCCGCAGGGTACCCGAAATGAAACGTGGGACTTGAGTTACTATCTGATCGGGATGTGTATCAGCGGGCGTGTCCTCGCGATGGAAGCAATAGACTGGGATAACCCGCCCGTCTGGGCGGACGAGTGGGATAAAAACCCGCTGGTGGTCACAATAGATAAACAGGAGGCCATCGCAGAAAAACCAGATACAGGTTATAGTTTTGCGCAACTGGCCGAAATGTTAGCATGAGGATGACCACCATGACCCCAGATGAATGCCGAGCCAAGTACCAACAATGGCTGAATGACGCTATGGACGCCTATAACCAGCTGAACGTCGGTGGTTCGGTGCGTGTTGTGGTGGATCAGAACGGCGAACGCGTAGAGTATACGGCGGCCAACCGCCAGAGCCTGTGGGCGTATATTCTGCGACTGCAGAACGCAATTAACTCACCCGACCCGTGCAGAGCCTTCTTCGGCACGCCGAGTCGCCCAGCGAGGTTTATTTTCAGATGAGCGAAGTCAAGAAAGCCGCTCGCGCGCGCAAGAAAACCGCGGTTGCTACGGTCGACGCCTCTCCGGCGAAACCTGCAGCGGGCGGCGGCCTTGAGGGCGCTGAACGAAACACCCGAGAAACCTTCAACTGGAATCCTGCGATAATCTCGCCTGACCAGCAGATCGCCCGCGATAAGGACATGGCCGATGCCCGCGCGCAGGACATGGTGCAGAACGACGGCTACGCCTTTGGCGCCGTGGCGATCCACCGTGACAGCATTGTCGGGTCGCAGTACAAGCTGAACGCCAAACCGAATTCCCTGGTGCTTGGCGCCCCGGACGGCTGGGCAGAGGAATTCCAGTCTATCGTCGAATCGCGGTTCAATATGGCGGCAGAGTCACCGGAAAACTGGTTCGACGCCCGGCGCGTCAATACGTTTACCGGCCTGGTTCGCCTCGCGGTCGGCGGATTTTTGATGACCGGGGAAGTGCTGGGGTCTGCCGAGTGGGTCAAGTCTACCGGACGTGGCGCGTTAGGCCGCCGCCCATTCGGTACCGCCATTCAGTTCATCTCGCCCTACCGTCTGTCGAATCCGGACATGCAGACGGATACCGACCGGATCCGTAAGGGCGTCGAGATTGACGAGTATGGCGCCCCGCAGGCGTACTGGTTCCGCGAAGCCTTCCCGGGAGACTACACCAACATTGAAGGCCAGTGGCGCTGGAAGCGCGAGCCTGCGCGATTCGACTGGGGCCGCCGGCGCATTATCCACATCATCGAACAGCTGCTGCCCGGGCAGACCCGTGGTATCAGCGAGATGGTGTCGGCGTTGAAGCAGATGCGGATGACCCGCAATTTCCAGGAAGTCACCCTGCAGAATGCCATCGTTAATGCGACGTATGCCGCCGTTATCGAATCCGAGCTGCCGACGCATGAAGTCTTCTCGCAACTGGGCATGGGGCAGACCGCCTTTTCGGAATACTTCAATGCCTACATGGCGAGTATGGCCGAGTATGTCGCCGCGTCGAAGAACATCACGATCGACGGCGTTAAAGTCCCGCACCTCTTTCCGGGAACGAAGTTCAACCTGAAACCAGCCGGCACACCCGGCGGCGTCGGTACCGACTATGAAGAATCGCTGCTGCGCAATATCGCCGCGGCTCTCGGTCTTTCCTATGAGCAGTTCAGCCGCGACTACACGAAGACGAACTACAGTTCTGCGCGTGCGTCGATGGCGGAAACGTGGAAATTCATGGAGAGCCGTAAGAAGTTGGTAGCCGACCGTTTCGCGTCCATGGTCTATACGCTGTGGCTGGAAGAAGAGATTAACGCCGGCAATGTGCCGCTGCCACCGGGCAAGACCTGGCGTGACTTTTACGACCCGATGTTCCGTGATGCGATTTGCAACGCTGAATGGATCGGTGCCAGCCGTGGCCAGATTGACGAGAAGAAAGAAACCGAAGCCGCGATCCTGCGTATCAAGAATGGCCTGTCAACGTACGAAGCCGAAATTGCGCGCCTGGGTGGCGATTTCCGTTCGGTGTTTGAGCAGCGCGCGCGGGAAGAAAATCTGATTAAATCGCTGGATTTGGATTTTTCAGGTAAAGTTGTCGAAGGCGCAGAGACGACATCATCTTCCTCGTCGGCGACCGATAACCCTGATAAGGAACAGAACCAATGAATGCACATGTTCGATCCAGCTTAATGCAAGCGGTTCAGCGCATGAACGGGTCGCCGGTAGCTGTCCGTGAAAGCGACACCAACTTCCTGCTGAATATCCAGTCGGTGTTCCAGATGAGCGCCGATGAGGACGATTTTGACCTCGATGCCGAAGAACGTATCGCCGCGGAGCGCAATCGCAATTTATGCGCAGCGTACGGCATGGCGCCGTCGAGCGGAAATAAACCTTTCGCCTTTTCCGGCGGCTTCGCCATCATCCCGATCCACGGCTCCCTGATTAACCGCTATGGCGGCTATTACTATGGCTACGTGACAGGCTACAATTTCATCCGCTCGCAGATGAACGCCGCACTGGCAGATCCTGACGTGGAAGCTATTATTTTCGACGTGAACTCTAACGGCGGTGAAGCAGCGGGATGTTTTGAGCTGGCGAACGAGATTTTCGCGTCACGCGCAGTGAAGCCATCGTTCTCCGTCGTGGACTCCAACGCGTACTCTGCAGCGTACGCCCTGGGCAGCGCAGCGACGAAAATGGCGGTCATCCCGTCGGGCGGCGCCGGGTCCATCGGGGTTATCTCGATGCACGTCGATATCAGTAAGATGTTGGAAGACTTCGGCGTTAAGGTTAGTATTATTAAATCCGGTGCGCACAAAGCCGACGGCAACCCGTTCGAATCGCTTTCCGATGAGACAAAGGCCCGCTGGCAGGCAGATGTCGACACCATGCGTGAAGACTTCGTCAATCTTGTCGCACAAAACCGAAATTTAGATCCGAAAGTCGTGCGTGACACCGAGGCATTATGCTATAACGCCCCAGAAGCACTGGCCCTCGGACTAATAGATGCGGTCACAACGCCGGCTAAGGCAGTGGCTGAATTCCTAAACGGGCCGTCCGGTGGCTCGGATGAACAACCAGGAGCAAACGCGATGTTTACCCAAGAACAAATGGACGCTGCCCGTCAAGATGCAGCAGCCGAAGCAACGGCCACGGCGACCGCGGCAGCGACTACGGCGGAACGTAATCGCATTTCCGGTATTCTGGGATGCGAAGCGGCGAAAGGCCGTTCAAAGCTGGCGTCACATATTGCGTTCAATACCGCAATGAGTGTTGCCGATGCTGAAACCATGCTGGGCGCTTCTGCAGTCGAGCAGGCTCCGGCACCAGCGGCGGCCACCAATCAGCCGGAAAAAGGGGCGGACAGCCCGTTCAAGACGGTGATGGATAACGCCGACCACCCGAATATGGGTGCGGAAAACGAACAGCAGGCTGAACCCGGCAAAGGTGATGGCCTGATGGCTGCGATGGCCGCTGTAGCTGGCGACTCGTTCACTAAGTAAGAGGCGACTAACATGTCTTTGATCTCCCTGATGGCAAGCCTCCCGAACTATCTCGCTGGCAACGGCGACCTCGGTTCGTGGGAACCCACTCAGCTGTTTGCTGGTGAAGCTGATATCGTAACCGACGGCGGTGAAGTCGCAGTCGCGTTTGCGCGTTATCAGGTCATCGCCAAAAACGCAGCTGGCAAACTGGTACCGTTTGACCCGACCACTCCGGACGCCCCGGAAGCGACGGCCATCGGTATCGCTAACGAAGCTGGTGTCGTGGGAACCTACGCACCGTATTACATCGGTGGTGTGTTCAACCACGAAGCACTCGTATGGCCGGCAGCAGTCGACACTCTGCTGAAACGTCAGGCGGTGTTCGAACGTACGAACATCCACATCGGCAACCTGTACTAAGGAGCAGCAGAAATGGCTGGATTGTACGAAACTACCGTCCTGATGGGAGTGCAACGCAAGGTTAAGTCCCTGCCGGCGTTCTTCCTGCAGTGGTTCCCGCGCCAGATTAACTTCGAGGAAGACCAGATCGCGTTTGATAAGGTCATCCAGGACGTTACCCGCGTCGCGCCGTTTGTCGCACCTACCGCGCAAGGCCGTGTGATCAAGGAACAGGGTTACAACACCAAGACCTTCAAACCGGCTTACGTGAAACCGAAGCACGTCATCGACCCGAACATGGTTGTTCCGCGTCAACCAGGCGAAGCGCTCGGTACCGGTAGCCTCTCTAACGAGCAGCGTCGTGACCGCGTTATCGCATTCCTGCTGATGAAGCACCGCGCGATGCATGAAAACACCTGGGAGTGGATGGCCGCGCAGGCTGCGCAGTACGGCTATGTTGACGTGGAAGGGCAGGATTACCCGAAAACCCGCGTAGACTTTGGCCGTGATGCGGCGCTGACCATGACTTCCGACTGGACCGCCCCCGGCGTTACCCTGATGGACATGATCGCCGACCTGCGCGATGGTCAGCGCCTGGTGTCCGATAAGTCCCTTTCCGGCACGGTGATCCGCGATTACGTGTTCGGCGGCGACGCATGGGACCAGTTCGTTAAAGTCGGCGGCGCAGACCTGTGGGGCAAAGACGGCCTGATGGATGGCAATATCCGAGGTTCCGACTCTAACCTGACCCGTCTGTGGGACGATGTCGAAGGCGTTCAGCTCATGGGTGAACTGGTAGGTATCAACGGAGCCGGCCGTATGCGTTTCTGGGTTAATACTCAGAAATTCCGCGACTGGAAAAATCAGGAACAGTACCTGATGAACCAGAAGGCCATCATGGGCATCTCGTCTGCGATCGAAGGCGTTAAGTGCTTCGGTGCAATCATGGATAAAGCGGCCGGCTATCGGGCGCTGGAATACTTCCCGAAAATGTGGGAAGAAGAGGATCCGAGCGTGGAATACCTGATGACTCAGGGCGCACCGCTGATGGTCCCGGCAGACCCGAATGCGTCGTTCCTGCTGACCGTCGTTCCGTAACCACCTGCAGGCCCGTCAATAATGGCGGGCCAATTTAAAGGACAGAGATTATGCCACAACGTAAAGTAGTCCAGACGGTCATCGTTTTCCGCGACGGCCAGCGTATCCGCCCGGCGATCGGTGAAATCTTCAACTTCACCCAGAAAGAGCTGGACGCCATTAACAGCATGAACCCGGGCGCCCTTGACCGTCCGATCATCGAAGTCGATGCGGAAGACCAGGCGGCGAAAGAAAAAGCGCCTGCGCAGGAAGAAAAGTCTGACGCGAAGGCCACCACCAAAAAAGGCGGTAAGGCTGGCGCAGCGGACGAAGAGGTCTGATATGGCCTCTAACTTCGCGGCAATCAAAGCGAAGGCACGCAGGGACGTTCACGCGTCCCTGTCTGTATCTGCGCGGTATGAAAGCTATTCGCAGGAAGTCATCGTCGACGGTCTTAGCGTTCGCTGGCACAACAAGATGCAGCTGGTCGGCGATCTGGATAGCGGCGGTTACGCCCAGATTATCGATGGCATCGAGCGAATCGTTTTTATGCAGGACGAGCTGCAGGCGAAAGGCGTCACGCTGGAAGGCGGTGACGTGATTATCATCACGGCGGAAGGATACGGCAACGTTGGCCTGGTGCTGCAGACGCAGGAACCGATTGCCGGTCCGGTCGAAGTGATCTGGCAGGTGTCGAGGAAGAACTGATGGCCGTTAACGTTATTTCCGTGGGCGACCTGGAGCTGCGTGATTACCTCAAGCGGCTTCCGGAAATAACCGAACTGGCGATGCAGATGGCCATCAACACCGTCGCATCGCGCACCGGCATGTCGTTGGTCAAGAAAAACATGCTGAACGAGGTGGCCTTCCCATCCGGGTATCTCAACCCCGACCGCCTGAAAGTCACCAAGCGCGCCACCAGAACCAACCTCGAAGCCACCATCACCGGACGTAAACGGGCAACCTCCCTGGCCCGGTTCGTGACGAGTAACAGCGTCGTGAACAGCCGGCGAAAGGAAGGGGTGTCTGTTCGGGTGAAGCGTGGTAAGACCACGTACCTGAAAAACGCTTTTCTCGTCAGGCTGAAAAAAGGCGCCAGCCTTTCCGAAGACAACTACAACATCGGCCTTGCCGTAAGACTTTCCGCCGGGGAGTCGTTATCGAATAAACGGACGCAGCATAAATCATGGCTGGTCCCGGGCAAGGTAGCGTTGCTGTATGGCCCTTCGGTAGACCAGGTATTCTCGGAGGTGGCCGAGAAGGTCGGGCCGCAAATTGCTGACATGGTGGCGACGGAGTTTTTCCGTAATTTCGAGAGGTTATCATGAGTAAGCGCCTCGATGTGCTGAAAGCATTAACGGATTTCCTGGAAGGCATTTCCCCGGATAACGGGTATCCGTATGACTTCCGGGGAAAGGTGTACCGCGGTCGGGACCGATTCGGCGCGGAATACGTGGCAAAGATGCCATTCCTGTCTATTCTGGAAGCGAAAGCAACCGACTACGGGAAATTCGCTAACGAGGAACAGACCGTCCGGATGGATGACTGGGTGCTGCTGGTTCAGGGGTGGTGCGCAGACGACGCGCGCAATCCAACGGACCCGATCTACGACATCGTGGCCGTCGTGGAAAAGCGGCTGTCAATGCTCATCTCGAAGGATGAAAACGGAAACCCGGAATTCCCGGGGGTCTATCGGTTGAAGGGAATGATTGCTACACTGACACTCGCACAGCCGGTTGTTCGTCCGCCCGAGGAAGGACTATCGGACACGGCGTTTTTCTTCCTGCCTATTAGGGTAGGACTAAAAGTAGATATTCGGAATCCCTAACAGGAGATGAAAGATGCAAAGCGATTTCCAGAACGACTATACGATCGGACGTGGGAAAACCTATTTCGATAAGTTCTTGCCGAACTCTAACCGCAAGACTGGCGAAATGTACTTCGGCAACGGCCCGGAATTCACGATCACCACGGATACGGAAAACCTGGACCACTATGCGTCGGATTACGGCCTGCGCGTAAAAGACGCCTCCGTCCTGCTGGAAGCCGGCATGACCGGGACTTTCACCTGCGACAACATCGCGGCAGAGAACCTGGCGCTGTGGTTCCTTGGCGACCTGGTGAACATGACCCTGACCGACCAGACCGGCGTCAAGGAAGTGTTCAAGCCGGTACTGCGTGGCAAGTATTACCAGATCGGTACCAGCGACGACACCCCGACGGGCCTGTTCAACGTGGATAACGTTGTGGTGGGCGTGGCGGATGGCGACGCTGAAATCGTCCCGGGCGTAGGTGACATTAGCACCCTGCCGGGCGTGACCGTAGTCACCGCCGCTGGCAACTACGAGCTGGACCTGGCGCAGGGCCGGATCTACATCGAGCCGGACTCCACCGAGTTCGCGGGCAACAAGCAGATGATCATCCAGTGTGATATCGCTGCGCAGAACCGCAACATGGTGATCGGCAAGACCAATCAGATTTACGGCGCCCTGCGTTACATCGCGGATAACCCGGTCGGTACCAACAAAAACTACTACTTCCCGAAAGTGGCGCTGCGCCCGGACGGGGATTACGCACTGAAAGGCGACGACTGGAACGTGATGTCGTTCTCGTTCGAAGCGCTGCAGCTGAACAACATCACCCAGCGCCTGTACATTGACGTGCTGCCGTCCGCGGCAACCGTTGACCCGGCGACGCTGCGTACCGTGTCTGTGTCACTGGCGAGCACTTCGGCAGCGTCCGGCGGCGCTGGTATCGTGGCTACCGCTACGGTTCGTGACGGCAACGGGACCGTGGTTCAGGGCGAAACCGTGAACTTCACCACGGACACAGGCGCTACCGTTACCCCGGCGAGCGCGTCTACCGCGAGCACCGGCCTGGCGACCACCACGCTGAACCGCGCGACGGCCGGCACCGCCAAAGTTACCGCAACGCTGGCGAACGGCAAGTCCGCAGTATCGCAAACCGCGACCTTCTCGTAAGAGCAGACCGCAGTCACACCGGAAAGCGCCTACGGGCGCTTTTCTTTTATGCTTTTCTGCTGACGTGCTACATTAACGACGTCAACCAACGAAGAGGATAAACCCCATGTCACTGTCAGATTTCACCCCGGATACCGAAGAGATCACCATTAAGCGCGCTAAAAAAGGCGATATGACATTCGAGGTCCGCGGCCTGTCCTTCCAGGACATTTCGAAGATCGTCCGCGTTCACTATGACGACCTGGAAGGGCTCTTCGACCTCTATGAAACCCACGGCGGCAGCGACCTTTCCTACGTGGCCATGGGCAAATTCGCCATGGGCCTGATTAACGATGCTCCCGGCCTGGTAGCCCACATTATCGCGCTGGCGGCGGATGACGAAGCCAACCTGGAGAAAGCCCAGCGCCTGCCGCTGACCGCCCAGATTGACGCGCTGAAAGCCGTTGGCCGCCTGACCTTCTCGGACGTTGAAGATATAAAAAAGATGCTACGAAAGGCCATGGACCTGATGAGGGAGACAAAGGCAAGCCGGACACCCGCGTCTACAGCAAAAGGGAAAAAGTAATCCGGTTTCACAATGAGCTGCGGGAAGGCGTGTCCTTCCTGATGTCTCAGGGACACCCAGACGCACGCCGTTACCCGCTGGGGTACCTGTGGTCTGAAATCAAGATTGCCCGGCGCCGTGTGAATATGCACCTGGTGACGGAAAGCACGTTACTGCAGGCGCTACTGGCCTCCGTCATGAACGGGAAGAAAGGTGGCCCGCACTACAAAAAACTGATTAAGGGCTTGAGCGATGGCTAACAGCAAAGACGTCGAACTAAGGATCCGGGCGAGGGATTTCAGCCAGAAACCCCTTAAAGCCGTGGCCTCCGCGATTGAAGCAATGGCGAAGGCGCAGGACGACCAGCGTAAAGCGGCAGAACGGGGCGAAGTCTCGACGCGTCAGCTGGAAGCCTCGTACAAAAAACTTGAGCAGGCCGGGCAGCAGCTGTTAAAGCTGAATGCCCTTGTGGAGCTGTACAAACGCCAGAATGCCACGATGGTTGAAGCGGCGCAAAAGACGGAAGCCTTGCGGGCCAAGCAGGCGCAGCTGCAGCAAGCGTATGACTCCGCCGCGAAGGTAACGAAAAAACAGGAAGCCGAACTCGCCCGTGTTAACCGGCAGGTAGAGCGTGCAGAGCGCACCGAGGCGTCGCGGGCGGCGCAGGTGAGCCGGACTACCAAAGAACTGCAGCGATACGGCATTGAGACAAAAAATCTCGGTGCCGCGCAGTCCAGTATCGTTAACAGCGTGGCGAGCGTTAACAAGGTACTGCAGCAGCAGGAAAACATCATCGCCACCGCGCCTGCGGCGGCAGCCCAAAATAAAGTCATACAGGGTCTGCAGCAGCAAGCGCAGCAGGCACTGGCGGCGGCAAAAGGGTATTCAACCCTTGGCCGGGTCGTACAGACCACCACATCGCAGATGGGGCCGCTGGCGTCGCAAATCCAGCAAATCGTAAGCCCGTCAGACGCTGCGCGCCGGACGCTGTCTGGCCTGCAGCAGCAGGTGACAACCCTTGCGACGGAGATAGCGAATAGCGGCAAAAAGATTACCGATATCACAGGTAAGATCCGCCAGCTGAATGACGCGAATAAGAGCGTTTCGGCCATGGCGCAGCAGATCGATATGTACCGTCAGCAGGTGGCAGCGATCCGGGCAGCGCGGGCGGAATACCGCACAGCAATGGGGGCGGTACAGGGTTTAGCGCAGCAGATGCGAACTGCTACAACGGACACCGGCGAATTGTCGGTCCGGATGCAGGCGGCACAGCAGAGACTTGCGGCGGCCGCCCGGTCATTGCGGGATACCGGGACCGCTGCGCGTACGACACAATCGGCTTTGCGGGCGGCGGGCATTGATACCCGTAATTTGAACAGCGCAGAACAAGCGTTGATTTCTACGAGCCGTCAGACCACCAGTTCTATAAACTCCCTAACGCAAGCATTGCGGAATAACGCGGGTGCCACGCGCGACGGTTCAAAAGCCTTCTCTCTTTTCCGCGATGAGGGACGAACCACGTTATCAATGCTGCAGCGTATCCGCGGCGAGGTCCGGGGGCTGGCCACGGCATATGTTGGTGTGCAGGGCGCACTTAATCAGGCGTCCGGTGCGGTGAATGCGTATAAGATGCGCCAGCAAGCCCTGGTTAAGATCTCCACCGTTGTTGGGGAAAGCCAGGCGGCCCTTAACGACGAATGGCGATATATGCTAGGGCTGTCGGACAAACTGGGCATTGATATCGGCGTGGTATCGAACTCGTATACCCGGTTCGCGGTAGCGGCGAAAGCCGTCGGTCTGTCGTTGCAGGACTCAAAATTCATATTCGAAAGCGTGGCGAAAGCCGGTCGTGTTTTCCACCTCTCCGCGGATGACATGAACGGTATTTTCCGCGCACTGGAACAGATGCTGTCGAAAGGGCAGGTTTACGCCGAAGAACTGCGCGGCCAGCTGGGCGAACGTTTACCCGGGGCGGTGGCGCTGTTCGCAAAAGGTATGAACATGACCACGGCGCAGCTGATGAAGGCGATGGAAAACGGCGAGGTTTCAGGTGAAGCGGTTATCAACTTCGCCCGTGAACAAGCCAAGGCTATTGATGCCCAACTGGAAACCGCAAGCAAAGGCGTAGACGCAATGGAAGCGCGTACCCGTAACGCCATGACGATGTTCCAGCTGGCGTTAGCGGACTCAGGATATATCGACGCCTACGTCAACCTGCTGCAGAAGGTCACGGACTTCCTTAACAGCCCGGACGGACAGGAGGCCGCGGTAAAACTGGGGGCAGCATTTAGCACCGTGGCCGATACACTGGTCTACCTGATTGACAACCTGGACACGGTTATCACGGTGCTCGGCGTTCTGGCCGGCCTTAAAATAACGCGGATGGTCCTGGGGTTAGTCGGGTCTATCCGTACAATGTTGCCTGTGCTGAAAGGGGGCGTGACGCTTATCCGGGCGGTTTATACGGGCCTTATGACATGGGCGACAGGTCTTGCTACCGCAGAAGGCGCGGTCGGACTCCTTGGCGTCGCGTTACGCGGGCTTCTGCGCGTTATCCCGTTTGTCGGCGCAGCGCTTATCGCGTATGACATCGGGTCGATCATGTACGACCAGTCGTCGACCTTCCGGCAGGGCGTTGACGAGGTCATCCGGGATTACAAAAACCTGGGCAATCAGCTACTGGCTGTCGGGGAGTCAATCCCTACGATGCTGTACGACATCCTGATCGGCTGGGTGCGCCCGGTCACGACACAATTCGCTGACGCCACGAAGATGATCATGGGCTGGATTGCGGAAGTATTGCGCCTGATCCCGGGCGTCGGAGAAACACTGGCGAGCTGGGTGGACAACCTCGCCGAAGACCTGACGAAAGAACACCGCGACTTCCTGGAGTCCACGGGCAAGGTCTGGGATGACGTCGAGAAGAAATGGGCGGACATGAACAACAACATGATCCGTATTAACCAGACGGCGGTAGCCGCTATCAAACGGCAGATCGCCACACTGCCCGAGATGATAAAGGCGATCCAGAACCCTGAATTCCAGTTCACCGCGGACCCCGAAACCGGTGTCACCCAGCGTGACCGTGACATCAAAGGCATGACGAAAGACCTGGCCAAGATGGAAGAACAGGCCAAGAAGGCTGGCATTGCCGCGCAGAAAGCATTGCAGCGTAAAAACCTTCCCGGCCGGCTGAAACTCATTGACGAGGAATTCGCGCCGCAGTATCAGCGTGCGAAGGGCATCGGCGGTAACGAAGGGGCGGCGATGATCAAGCGCCTCGACGCGATTGTGGCCGCGCGGAAGAAAGCCGAGACGGATTCCTATAACGCCATGGAAAACGGCAGCAAGGGCAGGGCGAATGCGGCGAAGCGCGAGGAAAACGCACTGGCCGCGCTGACCTCTCAGTATGAAAAACTGGATGATGCCGTTGGCGTCAAGCAGTCAAAGGTCGACCCGAATGCCTCGTTTGACGACCGACTGCAGGCGAAACTGCAGGCCGTTAATACGCAGTATGACCAGCTGATCGCCAAGGCGAACAAACTCGGTTCGGGCGGGGCGGAACTGGCGGGCAAGTTCGAAGACCTGCGCAAGCGAAATCTCGAATACGCCACCACGCAGGCGAAGCTGGAAGAAATCAAGCGCGTGGAAGACCAGCTTAATGCGGTTCAGGAAACGAAGAAAAACCTGCTGGACGAGATTAACGCCAAGCGTCAGGCGGGCATTATCTCCGAAGATGAGGCGGTGAAGCAGACGTCCGAGCTGTATACGACGATGAACGTGAACCTGCAGCAGTCAGCGGATACCCTGGACCAGCTGGCGCAGAAGTTCCGCAATGTGTTGTCGCCGGAAGACTATGCGGCGCTCATGGCCAAAATTGCGCAGATCCGCGCGGGGCTGAATGACGTCACCGGCACATTCACCCAGATGGATAGTACGGTGGTGCAGGGCGTTCTGGATGGGCTGGCGACTGGGCTACAGTCGGTTACGGATAGCCTTGTCCAAGTCCTTAGCGGCACGATGTCCCTCGGCGATGCGTTCCGCAGTCTCGGCGCTACAGTTACTAAGTTCTTCGCGGACTTCCTGATGAAGATTGCGCAGGCGATCCTGCAGCAGATGATACTGAACTCCCTGGCGGGGATAGGCGGCGGCATCGGTGCAGCAGCAACGTCCATGGGCGGTGTAGCGGCTAAACACAACGGTGGCATGGTCGGCAGCAAAACGACGGGCGGCCAGCAGCGGAAAAACTCCGTCAGCCCGTCTTTGTTTGTCGGGGCGCCGCGCTTCCATGATGGCGGTCTGCCCGGGCTTAAATCAGATGAGGTGCCAATCATCGCGCAGAAAGGCGAACAGATTCTGTCCAAAGATGACCCGAATAATATAATGAACCAGGGTAGCGGTAGCGGCAGTGGTTCCGGATCATCTAATCTGCAGGATATCCGGGTCATCAATGCGATAGATTCGGCATCGGTTGTCGCCGCTGGGCTAAGTGCTCCGGAAAATAGTAAAGTAGTCCTTAACTTCATCAAGGCCAACAAACAGGCCGTTAAACAAATTCTGGGGTGATGAATGGCGGGCTTAACTGACAATGATGCACTGGTCAGCAGCGATGGACTGGTAGCGCACAGCCTTACCGATTCGACGACTGACGCATCGGGCATTAATCCGGCGGCGGGAACGTCGTCGGAACAGTTCCGGATGGTGACGGGGCTTCTGCGGGCGAGCCGTATCGTTCCCCACCCGGCGGCGGTACAGCTGGCCAATCGCATCCTGACTGCGGCAATTTCCTATCTCTACCGTGGCCAGTCGTCAGAAACAGGGCCGTTTATTCCGCACTACCTTGTCGGCGTCCGCCATAACTTCACGTTGGGCAATGGCGACGTGGTGCAGCCCGGTGACGCATACCGTATCGCCCCGACGGTGGAGATTGAGCCGAGTACCGATACGGACTCGGAAAACCGTGCTTTCCGCGATGCGTATGAAGCCTTCTCGATCGGCTCCGATGTGATGGGGGAGAATGCCTGGACGAAAGGGCGGGACGCTACGGTAAATCAGGTCAAAGGCACGATGCAATACAGCGGCCTGTGGTATACCCCCGGCGCCGTGCCGGTAATAACGCAGTTCACCCCGGGGGATAATGGCTGGCGGTCCCCGGCATATGTCGGAAAGCAGATCGGGAGCCAATGGGCCGCACAGGGAAATACCACGGCGACGGGCAACGTGCTGACGCTGATGCAGGCCGCGCAGGAAGCATGGAACGCTAGATACCCGACACGGGTGACTGGCCTGTTCGTTCCGGTGTTCTATTTCGACGCGCCCGGGTCGACGAATTACGGCGCCGCCAATACGTTCGGATGGAGCGGCCCACTGGACTCAAGAGGCACGCTCGATCAGCTGGTGGCGATGCGGGATGCCGCGGATATCGCTCGACTGACGAATAACTCCAGCCTCAAGACGCAGGCGCGGAACATCGCGACGAATGCGCTACGCTGGTTCGCCAATGACCGCAACTGGATCCCGTCGAACCCGGGCATCGCAAACGCCTGGAGCGCGGCGATCCGGAAAGCGGCCGTTCTGGGGTACCAGGAGGGCGATACGGCTACACTGCCTAAACTTTGGTTCACCGTCCCGAACCGCCTGAATACCGACGGCTCATTCCCGACGCCTGTTTATGAGCCGGGGCTGCTGGCGGTGGCGCTGCAGGCGGCGATCGCGGTGGATAAGCTGCAGCGGCCCAATAATGCCGCCGGTGGCCTGTCTACCGAAGTGGCGCGCGTGGTAGAAAAGTGCGTCCAGATGTTCGACTTTACCTACGTGACCAGCGGCGTAATGGCCGGCACATTCAGCCCGGACCCGGCGAACCTTAAATGGCAAGGGCGCTGGCATGCGGAGCTACTGAATGCCATGGTGGACCTGTATAACTGGTGTGGGCAGTCGAACAATAACTACACCGCCACGCGGGCGAAGGCGCGGATGTGGATCACGGGGCTACTGGACTCGGCGGAAGGACTATCGGCAGACCAGTCCGGCGGGTTTATCTATGGTCGGTCTATGTGGCCGCTGCAGCCAAACTGGAAAGACGGCATGACCGAGTCGTTTGAATTTTCCACGCAGATCATCACGGCGGCCAGTGGCAAAGAGCAGCGCTTGTCCCGTCGCACTAAACCGCGCCGGGCGTTGTCCATGCGCCATACGCTGACGACCGCCGACGAGGCTGCGCAGTACCAGGCAATCATCCGGAAGCGCCAGTGGCGGCCAATGCTTGTTCCGCAGTGGCACATGGCATCCCGCACGCGGGTAGCCGGGAAAGTCGGCGATACCACCCTGATCATGGACAAAGAACCGCCGGCTACCTGGGGAGCAGTGAAAGCGCTCTACCTCGTATCGGGTGATGAACGCCAGCTGCTTAACGTGCTGCGGATATCCGGGTCGACGGTTATGCTGCGCGATTCGCTGACGTTCCCGGTACCGCGAGGGTCGGATGTTATGCCGGTGCAGTATGGCCTGCTGAATAATGACCTGTCGTCTTCCCGGGCGATTTCCACCACGATCGAAGCGCAGGTCGGTTTCACGATCCTGCCGCAGACCGACACGTTCACCGTGCCGGCCGTATCATCGTACACCGACCTGATCTCGTTTATCGCGGAACAGGGTCATCGCTGGGCGGCGTATATCCGGCGGGCGGCGGTGCTTAACCCGGCGATTTGGCCAACCTGGCCGCAGATGCCGTCCAACTACACTCGCTCAACAAACTGGACAAAGAACTGGTGAAGCTGGAGAGTAAGAAAAAGGATGCTGAAACCAAAGCAGCGGAATCCGCAAAGAAAGCCGAAGCTGAAGCTGTGCTGAAAAAGCTGCTGGCAAGCGGCATGAGCGCAGATGAAATCCTCGCAAAGCTGAAATAAATATTTTAGAGCCGTGTGGATCAGTCGGAGCGTAGAGTTATAGCTCTGGCAGTTCACACGGTTTTCTTATATAAATGGTAATTGATGTGACTTGGAATGAATAGAATTGTTCTATATCAAACATAAACGGCTACATTTCCCACACCATGGCCCCAAATCACGTCCGGAGAAATTTCAGTTAATCAGCAGGAATATGTTGGCAATCTAGCTGTCATATAGCTTCTAAAGAGAGTGCTTGGGAGAGCTGCTGCCCCGGCGGAAGCCCTAGGCCTCAGGCGCTCGAACCGTGGAATACCGTAAGAATATACGCTGAAATCTGAAAAATGCAGGCCAGAAGCGAAACGGATTGAATTCTTGCAAATGACGCTGAAACGTGATATAATCGTAGTATGAACAAACCGGTTTTGGTACGACAACGGTATGTTCTGGTACTGTAACTGTTGTTACGAAACTGTGAAGAACTACTTGGAAAAGTGCAAAAATTCAGCGTAGCTGCGACGACACCTATCAGGTTCAGGTCGTGTCTTGGTACGACAACGAGAACTCCTAC